TTATTATTAAATAAGTGGTAGAGTTAATTTTTGCCCGGCTTTTTTGCGGCTATCACTGTCATCAGGGAAAGCTAAATCTGAATTTTTATGACAGCATGTTGTATTATAAGGATCTGGGCAATCATAGCAAAATGGGGCGAATTGTCCGGTGTTTATATTTTTTCTATAGCCGAGTCCTTTTACCCCTACGGGGAATTCACACACTCCTCCGCTCATGCATCCACCGCGTTTTTTATCAGCCTGGTAATATGGACAATCGGTGTCTACGAAACATGGCTGATCCCATATAGAATATCTTAATTTTGGTAATCCTATTACATCATACGGTGAATCACATAAAGCTTTATTATCAATGTCTAAATTACCATAACATCTATACGATGGATCGTAATAAGAATCATCATTATTTAATCGTGTTACAAATGGTTCTGTAAAAACATCTTCTTCATTAATAACCGGTGGATTATTTGTATCATACAAAGTTACTATATTTAATGACATAGCTGGTAAGAATGTATTCTCTTCGTTCGATGATACAAAAGCATTTACTCCGCTATTCGCTGAGAATATTTGCGATAATTGCGGTACGGTTTCTTTTACTGTATAAGGATAAAAGAGACGCACACGTTCCCAATCTAGATTTCCAAAACCCATAATAGATACAGGTTGACTTTGAATTTTGTCTGAATAAGGACTACCAGGTATAACGTAGGTTATTATGAAATCTACAGTCGAATTAAGAGTATATATAAGTTTCGAGAAGTCATATTTCTTTAATTGAACTAATTTGATCCTAGATTTATCCATACGATACCCGTCAATAATAGCTTTAATAAAATAGAGATCAGAATGATCTAAATACCCGATTGTTTTATCTAAGATATCAAGTGAACATGTCATATTAAAACCCTTTTCAGGTGTAGCTATTCCTATAAAATATCCTTTAATACCTGTACCGGCAATTTTAAATTTGGAAAAGTCATGATCATAATCATATGGGTCACAAATATATAGAGAGCTGCCGTTGGGATATAATGATTTTGCATTGTTATCTGCAGTGTTTTTAAAATTATCCCAAGCTGCTGGATCTATTTCAGTAACTTGTATTTTACCTTTAATTACTTTATTAATCCATGAACTTATATTATCTTGTGAAGTCGTATAAATCATTGCCGCTGCATTTGTAGTATTGAATTGTTCTGTTGCGTGTGCTTTATTATAACTAGTTAAAATAGCTACAAATATTATAAATATTATTATACAAATTAAGTTTATTTTTATGTTATTATACATACTCTTAACATTACCAACTAAATATTTTTTCTAGTATGCATATAGTGTATAGTATAATAGATACTATAAATGCGAAATTATATTCATTTGCCACGATGGGTAGTCGCATTAGTATTATATTTACTTGTTATATTGTCACTATTTGCTACGAAACCATCTCTTATGTTTAATAATGATGGAAGCATGAAAGATTTTGGTATAGGTATGAAACAAGGTAAGTCTATTATTGCACCTTCTGTATTCTTTCCTATATTAGCCGTATTCTGCTTCTTTATATCTACTATTTTATATATTGCCGTATAAAAATATTTATACTAAGAGATAAGACACTTAAAAGATTATTTATTTTTATTATTTAATATGCATTAAGATATGCAATCAAATACAGGGTTTATAGGTAATGTACGAGGATATAATGAACTTATTACCTGGCTGAAGCGTGAAAAGAATCCTAAACAAAAGTTATCCTATAATTCTTTTATTGTTATTGCCGGTTCATCCGGAATAGGTAAAACTGTAGGTATTATACAAGCACTTGAAGAAACTGGTAAGCATTTGATTAAAATTGATTGTAATAATTGCATGAACAATAAAGAATTTAAAGATATTTTAGTTAAAGCGATTTCATCCGATTTACTTTCACAGTTTGAAGGAGACGCAGGTGGTGTAGTACAAGAACGAGTTATACTTATAGACGAACTGGATGCATTAGTATCGATTGATCGTACATTCATTAATTCACTATGTAGTCTCGTGGAATCGAATAATTTGAGCGATATTAAAATTATTATTACATATAATTTAATTGATTATAAATGTCTAACGAGTTTTAATATTATACATTTACGTAAACCTGATGATGCTGATATATTGATATATATGCGGAATAAATATCCGGAAATACCATGTGATAAACTATTAGATATTATTGAGAAGTGTAATGGCAATATATCATCAGTTATAATGAAGATAGAAGGATTTCAAAATAGCAGTCTTGATGTTACACCTGAAATATGCAATTTATATAATCATTTACCACGTAGCAAAGTTGTAGCTGTACTTGAACAAGATAGTTGGTTACATCCTTTACGATTTCATGAAAATATCATAAATGAATTTAATATCAGAAAAGGATTACAAAAGACCAAAGAACAGTGTTATATTAAAATATTAAAAGGCTTATGCGAATGGGATCGCATGATGTATCATTATAAAGGGAAAATACATGATGTGTATATACCACTCGAATATGTAACATGTTTAGTGCTTTTACTCTATGCATTTCCTTTAAAAAAGAAGGAAATCGTCGGTGTAAATCAACATCAGGATAATTTTACTAAAATGTTTAATTATTTATCGCTTAAAAAGAAAAACATGATATCATTACATACTTCAGATTTTCCTTGGGAAAATATTGGAAATATACATAAAATTCCGTATGATGAAAAAAATAAAAAGAAATCAAAAAAGTTTTCTACGTGATTTATAAGTAAAGTTAATGTCCGAAGAAGCAAAATTTGAAGAAGTTGCAAGGGAAGGAGCAGCACTAGAAGAAGCCGCCCAACCAGAAATCGAAGCAGCGGCAGCAGCAGCAGAAGCGCCTATACCAGAAGTTGTATCAGATGCTACTAGCCGTTTACAATCCATATCAAGCAAGGTAGATAGTTTAAAAGAAAGTGCTAGTGAATCTATATCAAAAGTTACAGATAGTGTAAAATCTGTTACAGAATCAGTTACATCTTATTCTAGCACAAACGGCGGTAAAGTTATACTTATGTTAGTAATCGGTGCAGCAGTAGCTCTCATTACTGCATATTTATTATATTGGTTAATTAACCGTACAGTAAATAATACAACATATTATTTATTACCGAAAACCAGTATGCCTATAATATGTACCCAAGAAACTAAATTAGATGGCAGTGGTATTCCAAATTCATTCAATGGTCATCGTAATTCTTTCTGCTTCTGGATATACATTTATGATATAAATAAATACACTGGTTCTCGTAGACACGTATTCCACCGTGGTGTTGAAGGAGATGATTACCTCAACGCCAGTCCATTTGTCTATCTTGATCCAAACAGCAATGCATTACACATTAATTTCTCCATAACTGGCACAGATTCAGCGTCTATTTGGGGGTCTACAGATGCAGCTACATTATTTGATCCAACATATCAAAATACAACTGTTACAAATAATACATATGAATATAGAACATTAGCTAAAACAACAAATTCTACAAAGAGCAATGGATCAACTGATACTAATTCAGGTGTAAATAACGTAATTACACAAAATACTGATGCGGCAACAGACTCTGCTACATTAGCATACTTAAATGCAATCAGAGGTATTACAATTAATTACGTACCATTACAACGTTGGGTACATATTGGTGTAGTAGTTAATGAAGATATGAATGGTGGATCAATATCTGCATATGTAGACGGTCAATTACAAAATAATGTAAATAGCCAATCACAAATTACTATTAATAATCCAGATATACATGTCAGCACAAATTCAACTGGTATACAAGTTATTAATTCTATTGCAACAGTTACTCAAAATAATGTACAATTAACAACAAATACAGTACAATATAATAAAGCAGATAGTACTCAATTAGTTCCGGCTATAAATGTAGGTAGCCCAGCTGCACCTGAGACAAGTCCTTATGCACAATCATATACAAATGCAATTTCAAGTGCTAACCTCAAACCATTAGTACCATCTTTTAATATTGTTAATATTGATTTAGATCACAAGGGAGACATATATATCGGAGGATCACTATCTTCAGCTACTGGACCTGGTTTCTCTGGTCTTGTATCTAAAATACAATTCTTTAACTATGACTTAAATGCCCAAGATGTATACAACAATTATCTTAAAGGTCCAATTGATAATCTCATGGCGAAGGTCGGATTACCCCCATACGGTGTCCGCAGCCCAATCTATCCATTAAGCTAAATTGTTGGTTGGTGTGGTTTGCTGTTAGAGTAGCATATATATTTTTATTTTTGACTTTAATTAAACTATTAATTAAACTATTAATTAAATTATTAAATATGAATGTACTGTAATCATTTTCTCTTACATTTATAGAGTTTTTATACATACAATGTTTGGAACATTTTTACAAGTTATAGCGGCACTCGGAATATTGATTGCTTTATTAATATTAGCATTTTATGTATACAATTCAGAGGAAATTAAGGCAGTAACACAAGGCTCTCAATTACAAAAACAAGTTACAATATTTAGTGGTACTTATGATTTAAAGAATTCAGGTAGTGCAACAACTGGAAATACAGGATTTAGCACATCTGACCCAACTGATGCTACATATTTAGATATTGCCTACTCAGTTAATCAGAAATCCGGTGCTGAATTCAGTTATAGCTTCTGGTTATACTTAGATTACAGTGGCAGTACTACATTTACAAAATCTGATTCAGGGACTACACAACCTTCACGTAATGCTAATTTATATACAGATGAAGGTTTAACTTACACAAATACTAGTATAGCTAGTGGAAACGGAATTACCCCTGGTATTAATAATACTGCTTATAATGCAACACCAAATAGCGGTAGCACAGAAGATAAGAATTTACAACCAGTAGTATTATTTGTAAGAGGTGAAAACGTAGCACGTGTATATAAAGGTTTATGTTATGATAGCGCTAAATATGGCGATTCAACTGGTAATCAATCAAAAGCTGATGTGTTAATTAAAAGTCCACTTGTTAAATTAGAAAATGACGGTGATGTACTTACCGTAGAATTTAACACCACATATCGCCCAGAGGCTATGATACAAAATTCTAAGAATACATGTGATAATACTGTATCTAATATATGGACTGACATGAATGCATATAAAGTAGCTATTAAGGGTTTACGTACACGCCCCGAACTTCAAAAAGCATTCTTTTTAGTTACTATTACATTACAAGATACCTACCCATCTGACCCAATATCCATTCGTAATAAGATAAGAGCCCGTATTTATATTAATAATGCTCTTGAATTAGATACATATATTGCTTACAACGCCTTTAATTTCCAAGAATGGAGTTCAGGTAATTCACTTAAGCTCAATAATGGTAATCTATTTGTAGCTCCAGTAATATATGATTATGATAAAGGTAATGGTTTTACATATAGTAAACAACCAACAAGTGAGAATGAAATAATTATGGCGGACTTAAATTATTATAATTATGCGCTCACTTCAAGTCAAATTAATGCGGTATATAAAGGTGGATTTAATAAGAAAAAATTAACCAATTTATTAGAAAGTACTCGTCCAAGTGCAAATAGCTTAAACTATACACCTGCGACATTTGCTGGTGGCTTAAAACCAAGCACCACTGGTTTTAATTAATTTATTAGTTAGTAATTTAGTGAATCTTATCGATTAACTTAATCTCATATATTCCAGTTTTTTTTCCAGTATATAATTTTGTATACGCTGGATATTTATTCAATAAATAATTGCAAGATTTCTTAGCATTTTCGGATCTATCATCGCGATTTTTATGAGTTTGCATTCCGCCGGGTGTTTTATAATATTTTGTTTTTATTGTAATATCATTTAATCGTAATACAATACCATATATTTTATAATATATTATGGTACGTTCTACATCTTCTTTTTCTTCAATGCTCAAAATTACATTATGATCATTTATACATCCCCATAAAACACCTACGCAGAACCGTAAATCATATGTCATTTCCGGTAGATCTTTCATAAAATACCCATTCGCTACTGGATATATACCGAAAAGACCTATATTATTTTCATGCAGTACATTAAATGCATCGTTAAATATTTTTATTATTGGGTGTGGTTGTTGTGTTATTTGCGGGGTTGTTTGCTGTATTAGTTGTGGTGGTGATGGCTGCAGTGATGGTTGTGGTGGAGGTGGTGGTGATAACAATAATGAATGTAATTTATACCGAGAAGCTTTTTTAAGGTCATATATAGATTCATCAATAAATAATTTCAAAATATCATCGATATCATCATCCATATGCAAGAGGTTTTCTCCATCTGGAAAATATCTTGATATATAATTTCTCATTATGTGAAGTCCTGGAGGAATATTTGCCGAAATAATATGTATTGCTAAATTATCTTCAGGATAAGCGTTTTTTATGGCGGAAATGTAGCTACATTTTTGATCTTCTAAAACGAATACATAAATTTGTGAAAAATCAAAACAGGCTTTTTTACATACTGATAAGGTTTTTTGGCATAATATATCTGGTCTCGAATAACTTGGAATAATTACTTTATAATTCATATTAATGTTTAATGTTTAATATTTAGTTAGTTTATATATATACATAGTTTTACTAGATATTTAATATTTGATATTTGATATTTGATATTTGATACTAGATACCAGATAAAGATATAAGGCGGGTTCATTATGTTATGTTAATAATAAATAGAGGTAGAAAATGGGTGGAGGTCTAATGCAATTACTTGCAGTAGGTGCACAAGATCAATACTTATCTATTGCACCAGAAATGTCATATTATAAACAGGTCTATAGACGTCATACAAATTTTTCTATGGAAGGTATACAAAACACATTTACATCATCACCTATATTAAATGCCACTAACCATACAACATTTTCTTGTAAGATTGGACGTTCCGGCGATTTATTATCAGATATTTTCTTATCTTTTAAACTTCCTGAAATTTATTCCGATAACAATCTGCGATTCAGATGGATACCAAATGTCGCTAATTATATGATGTATTCATATTCTGTAACTATAGATACTCAGCTTATTGACCAGCGCTGGGGAGAATGGTTAGACGTATGGAATGAACTCACACTTACTGCCGATAAACAGTATGGATATCAAAAAATGACAGGGAATACAGAAGAATTTATCGCACCTAAAGCATTAAAGCCACTCGTTATATTAAATGATAATAGATTTCAATATGCATATTATCCATCTTCAACACCTACAACACCATCATTACCAAGTAAAATATTATATGTACCACTTGATTTTTGGTTTTGTAAAAACCCGGCTCTTGCCTTGCCGCTTATTGCCTTACAATATCAAACAATTAATATAAATATTGAATTTCGTGGTATAGAAGACTTATATCAAGTATATGATGTTGTAACTGGACAATATTATAGTCCAGCTGGTTATAGAGCGTTACCAACATATGACGGACGTGATGTATCTATTTCTGCATTTACACAATATGGTGGAGGTGGACCCAGTATTATAAACTTAAATGCATATTTAGAATGTAATTATATATTTTTAGATACAGTTGAGCGAAATACAATAGCATCTACGAGTGTAGATTATCTTGTGGAACGTGTATATAGAACAAATAATAGTGGTGTACAGCAGAATGGTCCAACAACCATTGATTTAATTGTTTCAAATCCTGTAAAAGAATTTGTATGGATATTGAGACGAACATCGGCTAATTTATATAATGACTGGGGTAATTATACGGCGATAACACCAGAAAACCCAAGTTATCCAACTGTAAACACGGCGAAGATATTATGGAATGGTGCAGAACGATTCCAAGATAAACCTGGAGAATACTTTAGTTTACTGCAACCATATCAATATCATACTTCATCTCCACGTGAAGGAATATATTGCTATTCATTTTCATTATATCCAGAAAAATTACAACCATCAGGTTCTTTTAATGCATCAAAAATTAATAAAATACAATTATATTTAACTACAAATCCAACATGGGATAGTTCAGGTTATGAAATATCATTATATTCTATTTATTACAATATCTTTAGAATTATCGGAGGAAGCGGTGCAATGGTATTTACAAGTTAAATATAAATATCCATTTTTATGTTATATAATTAAAGCAATATAATATATAGTATAATAAATAGAAGATGAATTTAGTAACTATTATAGTAATAATTATTGTTATCTGGCTAGTTTATAATTTAATACAATCATATAATAATTTACAACAAGAATTAAGAGAAATTAGAATGAAATGCATATCTGGTGGAGGAAATATAGATCCTACATCTGGAGCTGCTGCTACACAAAAGAATCCATTTACTAGTATGAAAAATAGTGTAGTTAATGGTTTACAATCTGTTCTAAATGTAACTAGCAAGTCTTCATAAATCATATAAGGTTATATTGATTAATCTATTAAAAATGCCACCGGTTAAAAGAAGAACTAAAAAAGAGATTGCCGCTGCTGCAGCAGCTGCTGCCGCCTTAGCTGCAAGTGATGCCGCTGCTCCTTCTATTATTACTGCTATGAATAATGAAGGAAATCAAGATGGAGAGAATAATGCGCAAAATGCAGCAGAGGCACCCGGGTCTGCTGCTGTAGTTGCACCTGTACCAGCATCTGTATCTGTACCTGTACCTGTACCAATAGATGATATACCAATTGTTATGAAATTACCCATTTCATCAAAAAGAGTTGAAGAAATAATAAAGTCAGATGAATCACGAATATCATTAGATAATGAACCAAAACCTTACATAAAAGAAAATTCATTTATATCAGAAAATGATAATTTAGAGAAGAAAAATAATGATAAAGCACACCATAATCATCACGAGACGATTTGTTATTGGTGTTGCCATAATATAATTAACACAGAATATGGAATGCCAGTCAGATATGATGTATTCTATAATAATTTTACCATGTATGGTTCATTCTGTTCATTAGAATGTGCAGCCGCATATAATTTTTCTATTAATATGGGTTGTGATCGTGCATGGGAGATACACAGTTGGATACAATTATTAGCACAAAACTATGGATTAGAGACACCTATAAGACCAGCACCGAATAGATATTTATTAAATATGTTTAACGGTCCTGTATCGATTGACGAATTCCGCGAAGGTCATAAAGGATTCCTGAAGACATACGTAATGAATATTCCACCGTTTATTCATATAACATCACAGTTAGAATTACTGAACACATCATTTTTAGAGAAAAGTAAAGACACATTAGGTGTATCTAAATCTAAAATCTCGAAGATATCTAAATTAGTGCCAGAACAAAAAATGATAAGCATTTAAGGAATTTGTTAGTTTAAGTATTGTATATTGATGACCATCGACCGCAAATGGTAGACATAAATGATAATGCATTGACAGATATTAATACAGATACTGAAGTTGCCGAAGCAGCTGATGCAGCTGAAGCGGCTGATGCAGCTGAAGCAGCTGAAGCGGCCGAAGAAGTAGATGATACCCCATCAAAATATGTTGTGTCTACTATCACATGTAATGCAACAATTAATACACCAGTAAATTTACAGATATTTTTTAACAATGTAAATATTGGGGTGAATGGTTTTGCTTGGATTGAAATCATGGATAAAAAAGCTGGAGGTGATGGTAGACAAATCAGGGGAGTATATCCAAAAAAGAAGAAACTCAATGATAAAGGTAAACAAAGTTTTGATAACCAAGTGACTATGTATTATCGTTTACGTGATGATTATTATCCAAATATTAAATTGTTTAAAAATGGAAATATTCAAATGACTGGTATCAAAAATAAAGAAGACGGCATGAATATTATTGATATTATTGCGAATGAAGTAAAACGTATTGCTGGTACAGAACTTGGTACGCAAATCGTTTCGAAAATTGAAGATGTGTCGCCGAGTTCATTTATTATTCGCATGATTAATAGTGATTTCGGAGTACCATATAAAATTCGTCGTAAGAATTTGCACCAGTTGCTTATTTCCAATAAATACAATAATGCCTGTAGTTTTCAACCATTGACATATCCTGGAGTCAAATTACAATATTTCTGGAATATGTCTATTGATCGGTCATCTGAGCAATCACAAACAAATATGAACGGGGTATGTACATGTAAAAATGTATGTTATGGTAAAGGTAAGGGAGATGGTGACGGGAATTGTAAAAAAGTAACTGTATCTATATTTGATAGTGGAAAGATTTTAATTACTGGAGCAAATGATTTCAATCAAGTTGATGATGCATACAATTACATTTGTAAAGTCATAAATGATAACAAAACAGAACTTAAAAAACCAAACATGGGGTGAGTTGGGTTGGCGGGATGATTGTGATGGGATGGATAATGGCAAGGCTTAATTATTTTTTGTAATATATTTCGGATCTATATATTTTATGGGTAGTTGTTTATCCGCTTGAATATGGTATGGTAATTCTACGTGATTGTTGCCAGGGCGTTCGAAACTCATAGGCATTAAAACGGCATTGGGTGGAGGATTGGCGGAAAGTAAGTTTTGTGCAAGTAAATGTGTTTCGGGTACAACTGGATAGTTTCCCCATGGTCCATATGCTGCTTCGCCAGTATATAAACCACCATTGACTTTTCTGGGTGGGCATGGTACCGGAGATGTATAATCAAGAAAGCTATATGTTGATGTCATTTGATGGATGGGTATACTCTGTATTATTTAAGGATATTAATATATTGGGGATATATAGTATAATTTTATCGTGATAAATGAAAAGAGGAAATGATGAAGTAAATGTAGAATACTCAAGCTCTAAAGAAATCAGAAATATTGTAAAAGAAATTAGAGAATCTAAATTACAAAGCAAAGAGAGAATAATATATTTTGAAAAAAAATATCCGGAATTTGCTAAACAATTTGGTATTCTTATAGAAATGGCATCTGAACCAGATTTTGATGTAAATAGATTCAATTATATGATGGATATGCGTGACAGAATTGCCGAGAAAAAAGAAACAGAAGAATCGGCATCGGTAAAAGTCGGTCAAGTGTTATTTAACGAATTTGTGCAGCCAGTAATCGATAAAAAATAAAATTTGACGGTTTTTTTGATTTAAGGATATCTTACTTTTATATACTAAAGTTAAATTACTTTGGTTTGGTACACTTTAAATATGGATTCAAATAGAATCCCGCAAAATTTGGAAGAGCTTATTAACATTGTTAAAGCTGAATATGATATTATTAAAGCGAATAATGATGCGGCGGCATTGGCTCAAGAGCCCGAAAATGAGCTTGTAAATAATACCGAATGTGATCAAGATGTACCTGTTGATGATGATATGGAAGCGGCAGCTGTCACAGCGGCTACTGCAAATGGTAAGAAAATTTATACTATCTCATCTACACTCGTGTATATTTTGAAAAAGTATCGTTTCTGGCCTTTTCTGCAGGTAAAGAAATTCTTTTCTAATAAGAATCTGGTGTTGATTCATAACACGTATAAGCGTGTCGATGTACGTCATTTTCAGCAAATTTATGATCAGTGCCGTAGTATTGTACTTGATTTCTCTGCGCCTCCAGGTGAGAATATCGTGGTAAGCTATACTCAGCCCATCCCTGAACGTATTACTGATGTTGAGTATATGAAGATCGCCAAGACAAATGATGTTACTGAGAGTAGCTATGAAGGTACGGTAGTAACTGTGTATCATTACAAGGGTCAGTGGTATTTCGGTACGACGAGTTGTCCAACTATCGATAGTTCTCGTTATTTCCATCCTACAAAAACTCATGGTATGATGCTTGATGAGACTATCGCAAAAATAACAAATAAGCCTGTTCCTACGAATCGTGAAGAATCTTATGCTCTTCGGCAAGGATTCGCAAATGTCGCTTTCGATACAACAAAAGCCTATGCATTCGTGCTTGTACATTATCAAAACTGTCATATCATTGATTATACTTCTGCACTCGGTGAGAACTACATGTGTCTGGTACATATTGTTACACGTTCTCGTGATACGTATAAAGATGAAGACATTTCTTCGCAACCATATGCATCGATCGGTATTCAGTATCCTATCAAATTCGCCACACCGGTTGAAGCGGTAAAATATATCCAAACTGTAGCTTACGCGTATGCTATCATTGTCAAGACAGAGGACGGCAAGATTCTAAAGGTATCGACGGAACAGATTATCAAGAAGGAAGAACATAATATGGGTAATACGAATCCTTGGTATAATATGCTGCATGTCTATATGCAACACAATCCGACGTATAAGATTAATGATTATATCAAGGAATTCGATATAAAACTAACTCTGCCGAAGAGTTCTCGTGGGATTGATATGGATCCTACGTATATTATTCATACGTCAATGGTAACTATTCGTGATTTCCTCTTCAAATTCTATAACGCGTGTACTGAATATGATCTATCTACACAGCGTTATATAATTAATAAAGAGGCAGATGCGAAATATGCGCCAATCATCAGATTTCATCTGGTGCAACTTCGCAATATTCAAGTGACCCGTCATAAACATGCTGCTTTGACAGACAAGGCAGTGTATGTTTACCTGTGCCATAATCAGACGATCAAGAACCTACGTCTACTCATCAAATACTTTGCAACTTCATGGATTCAGGGTGATAAACTAAACGGTGTGCCATATCGTGCGGCGGAGAGCCTCGTTGAACTGAATAAACTTATGACAGACACCGCTTAAACATCCAACATATTTCTCAATATCATTGAAATCAATCCATAATTTTACAAATTTATTTTTGTATATTATTTTGTATATCATTATTTAATTTAAACTTTTGTGTATAATTAAACACAATACATTGTAATGTCTCTAGTGCATTATTATAATCTTTAATATTTTCAGCTTCATCAGAATTTGTAATATTTATATTACGAATTTGTATAATCACAAATAATTTTATATATCATAAATATACATAACTGTATTTAATATATACATTCGAATATTAAGATATACATCTATGGAATTACTCGTATACATTCAATAACAATGGAGTTTACATTTGAGGTATTTATTAATAGATTATACAATTTTAATTAATAATAAATATTACCATACTAATCTATAAATAATATAATGATTTTATATATAAATAATTAATATAAATATGATAATAAATATATATAATATAATAAATAATATATACCATAAATAAAAATATATAGTGAGGAAAAGATATAATATAAATACAATATAGTGTGGGGGAAAAAGTTTTCATAAATCGCTTGAAAACTTTTTGGTTGTTTATATACATGACTTTTTAGAAAAAAAATAGCATTGTGTAAAAATTATAATTTAAACTGTTGAAATTGTCCACTATAAGTATAGATGGCAGGTAGTAATACAAAAGTCAAATATCCATTTTATCAATATTACTCTTGGTGGACTATTGCTCTTGTTATATTATATGCATTTGGTGTATTAGGTTTTAATCCATATCCTTCTATTCTTGTATGTCTTATTGGAACTGTAATGTATTTTATTATAAAATATTATAAAGCATATAATGATTATAAAAATAATAACAAAAAGAAATTCTTTAATATCAATTTAGCTTTATTTATAATAACGCTTCATATAGCACCATTATTCTTTATACCAAGTAATTTTATAACAAAAGATTTATTATTGAATATTATAGTATTTTTAGTATATCTTATATCTCTTAATTTACAAAATACGAATATGGTAATAGCTTATCATAAACTCTTAGAAAAAGATGATAATATTACATTTTATAGTTTCTATAAAGATCAAGGACTGATACCGTAAATAAAATAATAGAAATAAAAATACAAAAATATAATAGAAATGCCACCAAAGAAATCTGGGGATATTAAATTAAGTGCCAATGCGAATGCACGTCTTAAAGATTGTTGTGATGCTGCGGATGGTATATGCCAACGTAAAAGTGATGGCAAATCATTTGATATCCATGGTCGTAAATATAGTAAAAAAGAATGCTTAGCTACACCTGCACCAAAAGGATTCACTGCCAGAGCAAGTTGTGCACCTTTCAAAGATTGCAAAAAGTGATTGATAAAATTAAAAATTTGATTTTTTGTTCTGTATTAATGTAATATTACAGATACACACATCCCAGACATATCCAAATCATCCCATCAATATAAATATAAATGGCGGAAAGCAAACTGATACCTTCTGATCAATCTGCATTTAAGATTCTAAAGCCAGTGCCTTATAATAAAATGCAATCATTGACTTATACTACGAATGATTCTATAGTTCATATCATTCCTAGCAGCGGAGGTGTACCGCAACAGTCGTTCGTTACGAGTAGGGTGGTAAAGGCTGGTCCTGTCTTTATTCCAAGTATGAATGCTAATGTTGCTCCTGCTGCTAATGTTGCTCCTGCTGCTCCTGCTGAAGCCGCTAATGCCGCTAATGCTGCTACTGCTGCTGAAGCCGCTTCAGTTGCTTCGTGTACTAGTAAAATAATTCCTGGCAAGATGTCAGCGGATGCTCATGCTATAAATGTGATTGCTTATATGGAAAAGGTTATTCTTATGAATCTAAATGATTTCTGCAAGACTATGCCTGTTAACATTTCTAAAATCCTTCTTACTGATATCAATAATTATATTACTCTTTGCAAACTTAATATGACTGTTGGCAAACTTAAGCGGTCAGATGAACTGAATAAGAAAAGGAAACTTGAACATCCTGGAATTGAATTCCCTAAATTCGGTGTTGGTACTGGTGACGGTAGTGGCAGCAGCACTGCAGGTTGATTTGATTGGATAATATTAATTGGATAATACTAATTGAATATTATCTGAATACAAAAAAAATAAATACAAAGCATTTTTGTATTTGCTTATTATTATATTATTTATTATTAATTTTTGCGGAAACAGCACCATCTGTTGAGGAAACTGAATTGGGTTTGAATTGGATCGTTCGCTAACTCGAGAATATCGAGGTCAAGACGCGAACGTTTAGAGACGTCATCTGGAACTGCTGCACGTAATACTTCAAAGTCTTCAGAGAATAGTGCAGTCTTTTCAAGAGTGAGATCATATGCCGCCGCTTTAGTAATAAGAGTTTCGAAGTTCACTAAATATTCTGGAATAAGACGATTAGTATTCTCTATAAACACATCAATGACTTTACCATAATAATTACCTTCTGAGAACTGATCATAACGCTTAATAACTGCCCAGACTGGTACATTTGCCTCTAATTTACGTCCATCCACTATACCAGTAGCCGATCTCGAGAGCATAGAATGTACGAGATCACCATCCATAAAGGTGCATATAAATACACCACCTTTACGTAAATTAGACGCTACATTATTTAAGAAGCCATTGAGTGTATTTTCAGTTTTAAAGAAATAGTGTAGAGAAAACATTGCCGATACGGTAGTAAATAGATTATTTAATTTACCAGTAAGTTGTGGTGGTATAAGTTCTTTTTTATTTTGTTTCCATACTGGACTATATCTACCAGTATGTGAAGATTTAAAGAGTGATATAAGTATACTGCGAGATTCGTCATCTATACCTTCAGCGGCTTTACCATTATGTAAAGGTAGACTGCAATCACCTATAACAAAGAGAACATCCGGAAAAATAGTCGTTTGCACACCTTCTATTATGGTGTTCACAGCCTTACTTTGTTTAAGCATAATGGCATAAGCACCTTCGCGTGAATTGGTTATATTATCACGAACAAGATCAACACCTAATACGAAATTATAGCCGGATTCTCTCCACCGAGGCATATCACCCGCCATACCACATGCTAATTCTAGCAGCGCCTCTCTTTTACCCATCGCATATAGACGTTTCTTAATACCATGATTGTGGAAATTTAACATGTGCACTGAGAGACGATGTTCGCGTGGTATGCTTCTGGCATAGTATATATCATCGGCACCAAGTAAACGTTCTTCTAATGAAATAGGTAATGATGATTGTAAAACAGGTTGAATACCCATTATCATTTCACGTGTAACTGGTGTATTAATAGTTCTCCAAATATTCATAGCTACTGACAAATCATTTAAAGTCTTACTTATGTTTTTAGATTTTTGTAACATACGAGTCTTATCGTCACGTACGCGTAATGCTATCCAGTTCCGCGAGAGTGGTCTTGGTGATTTATTGCGGTTAGAGCTTGTGCCCTGTGCAGCTAATTCTGCCATCTTATCATAAGTGAATTCTACAATGCAACGATTTTCTATTACAGAACCATCCTCGCATACACCCAAACCATTGTCATATTCAGAAATAGGAACATGGGCTATAGAAATCTCTGGAGGACTATTTACTGGTCTAAAGAGTTTCTCTTTATATAAATCAACTGTTTGTTTACGCATATCATTATATCCTTTTTCATATCTTAAACGGATACCTTCAAATACTGATATCGGTTCCCATTGAATTGCATTGTAACCGGTATATAGTTTATATTCAACATAATGTTTTTGTGTAATAGGATCTTTTATAATATTTCCTTTCTCTACTAAAAAGTCAATTGAATTTTGTGATGGTGGTTTCCATTTAAGTTCTTTATTCCAACGAACATTATCACTTATTTTAGCCTCTTTTCCAGGATAGTAACCGAATACAGATAAATGACTTGGGGTAAATATAAGACCATCAATATCATATGGTAATTTCTTAGTATTATTTAATATAGCACGACACGTATCTTTCATCGTATCACCTTCAGCCGCTATATGTTCTTTATGACGAATTTCAATATTTGATTGGCGTGTATTCGAACGAGTACTCCACAGTTTCTTATCACACATCTGCACAAGTGCTTCATAACGTGATTTTTTATCAGCAGTGCCTGTGCTACTGCTAGAGCCAATGTTAGTGCCAGTGCTAGAGCCAGTGCTAGAGCCAATGCCAGTGCTAAATAAAGGTAGTTGAATAGTTTGTTTACCACCCATGAAATATATATCAAATCCAGCGAATAAGTGAAAATTACTTTTATCTTTACGTATCTTCATATTTATAAATTCTCCATCTAGAAGTGTCTGTCTTGCTGATTCTGAAGTTACATGTAATCCAGTATCATAGACTTCAAGTATATTATTTATTAGATATGCTACACCAGATTTAGCTACATAGAGAAGCATACGTTCTCCGTCAGCTTTATCAGTAACGGCATAACCACTGTAAATACTTTCAATACCATATGATTCTGCACTTGGTTCAATTAAATTATGAGCTTCTAATGTAATTGGTTTAGGTGCAAAGAAAAATGGTACAGTTTCATCACGACGCCATTTAACTACAGTATTTAATAATTCATTATATTCAGCAAGTACATCAGTTTGTTGTTGTTTTGTTATAGGATTTAATTGACCTGTTATAAGCTGAATCATTTGTACACAATTTTGCATTATTTGTAAGGGTTCATTGTAATTACCGACATCGTCTTTTATATTTATTAATTCAAACTCATATTGCACACTGGCAAATGACACTGCTGAATCATTCATAGTCTTATAGTCATCTTTGCTTTCGCGTAAAATAGTGATAGCAAAGGCAACGTTTTTCTTCTTATTTGTATAAACAAACTTCTTAATCAACTTGAAACTCTTCTGTACACTATCCCAATTCGGAATGCTACCTACTTCCTCGTCAGACAACTCTGTCTTCTCAATAATATGTGACACTACATCAAGGGGCAATTCATGTGGCAATGACTGTGACTCTACCATATTATTTACAAACCACTTATGTGGAACAGTTATTGGACTATCCGATATGCAATATTTTGATATATTAGCTACTTCGGTAATATGTAATTGTGCGCCACCATCTAATGGTGTAACAATGAGTGTATCTGATTGGATGATCTCTTCATAATCATCATCAGATCTTAAATGTAAAATGACACTGTCAAATATATCCGACGTATATTGATAGTCGGAATTATATTTAAAAGACCATTCTATATTTGGTTTAGTTCTAGCGATTTCGCTATGACTTTTAAGGAATTTCTCCATATTTTCTTTTGATAGTTCCATATTTTATATATCTCTAATAAACAAATATAAGTATTTCTTTATATGTAACCTTAATCAAAGAACAGCAATTTTAGCAACAACAAACCTAGCAACAACTCAGAACTACCCATCAACTGCAATAACTCTATTTACAGTGTCTCATCAAAACAATATAACAAAAATAAATAATATTATCATTTTTTATTGTGCTTCGTGTACTTAGTATGATTTTATCATCCAGTCATGAGTTACGGCAGAACCTCTACCTTTACCGCCCTCTTTTTTAGTCTTCTTTGATTTGCATTTATATAATATAAATCTCTTCTTTTTAGTCACATCGCCATTACCATCACCATCTTCATCACTATCATCGCCCAAATCAATATCTTTTTTCTTTTGTTCACTAATAACACTCTCGTCTAATATCCATGCAATAAATCCAGCAATAATAATCTCAGAGTTTTCTGCAATAGGATTTCCACTTATCCATGCAACTATACTACGAGTTTTACGTGGTCCGAAATATAATTGTCCATCAGGTGATGCAACGATATCTTGTAGCTTGAGTTTTAACATCTTATTAGCAGTTTCTTTCATACTTTGTGAATATATAGGATACAGATTATCTATTTTCTCCAAAATATATTCAAACACTTCGTGAGTTTCCTTAGTTATGTCGATTTCAGTCACTTTTGCATTTGCCACGTTAGAATCAATATTGGTATCTCTATTGTCAGTATCTGTATCTATTAATGCATTTAAAGTTGTTTGACCAGTAGTCATTTGATTAGTATTATGATTAGCATTTTGACTAGCACTTGACTCAGCAGTAGTAGGAAGCTGAACCTGAACACATGATTTTGATTCTGATTGAGATGATGTTTCATTCACTACAGGGAAGAGATTACGACTTTTATCTTGTACAAGATTGGTAGCATTTTCATGTCTATAGTGCCACCAATCTCCACCAAATGGTAATAATTTATATAAAATATGATCCATTAATTTATATGTAATTTATATATAATTTAAATGTAATTTATATGTAATTTATATATAATTTAAATGTAATATTTATCTCGAATATTATAATAAAAATAAGTTTAACCTTATATCATTTTTTATAGTAAAAACTCTTCAGGTTGTAAATCATTTTCGTGTATATTATTTTGCACATTTACTTTTGCCAGTTTCTTTTTTAATAGTGTAAACCTCATACTAGATGAAATTTTATTTGTATTTTTCTCATCAATATCTATCTCATCTCCTTCTTCTATTTTTTGTGCATTTGCGTTAGAATTAGCATTTTGCACTCCAGATGCAGATGCATTTGCATTGCCTCCTATTGTTTTTTTATTAGATGAAGAAACAAAATGTATCTTATCTGTCTGCAATTTTTTATTTAATACATCACATAATGATTCATATTTTTTTAATTCAGTACCAGAACGTCTACAAAACAATACATATTGCTCTAATTGTTCTAGTAACTTTATTGGTATCCAAGCTAAATTTACAAATATACCATTATTATTCTTAGAATAGTCACAATTATATTCATGTATCATCTTAAACATTTCTTCTAATTCAGTTTGACTTAGATTTTCTACAGCACTTGCTAAATTTTTACATCTTTCATTATGTGTTAACGTCGGAGTTACAATATTTTCATTCGTTTCGCTGACTTCGCTAGTTTCACTGATTTCATTTGCTTCACTTATCTTATTCATCTTATTCATCTTATTCATTTCCAAAATAGTTAAGTTACGTTACTTACAATAATGTGTAAATCCCTAAATACTTTTGTATTATTATTATAATATTATAATAATATTATAATATTATTGTAATGGTTTAATATTCATCATAATCAGCAACACCGCCGCCATCTTCTTCCTCGGCATCACTGCCATCTTCTGCTGAACCTTCTTCTTCATCATCGTCAGCACCTCCAATTAAACCACCGAGAAGTTCATCATCGCCACCATATAGATCCAGGTCCTCAATTTCTCTAACATCTGAATCACCGCCACCAGATGCTTTATCGTCATCTGGAGATTCGGATTGATCGTCTTCTTCGTCACTTTCTGCTTCTCCCGTATCGCTTCCTTCCTCCAAATCTTCCGCCAACGCTTCTGTAGTTTCAGTTTTATCACTGAGTGTTTGTACTCCTTTTCCAATAATAGAGATTTTCTTATCATTCAATTGATATGATTTACCCATTACCATTACATTAAACCGATCTCCAATATTTAATTCATCCAAGTCTATTTCAGACACAATACCCGCCGCACGTCTTGGTACAATTATATCAAGAATGGTAATGTTTTTACCATGAATTACGATATCACTTTCTGCTAGTATACCCAATGCATTTTTATTTTTAACAACTGCTTCTACACGTGAATTTTTTGCCGGATTACATACATCAGAACGGCAAATCACTTCATATGATACGTAACCATTAAAGTGCTGTTTAATAAATTTACCACATGAACGCTTTTCAATAATTAATGTGTCTGGTTTTATAAAGCCGAATCGACTGCATTTACCTTCGAGTTCATCTTGTAATTTTAATAATAGAATTTCGTCAAAATCTCCGTGTAGTTCAGAAATAGGTAATTGTATACTGGTTCTGAAACGAATTGGTATAAACATTTTTTATTCTATTAACCTTAATAATATATAACAATTCATTTTTTTAAGTGCGTATATTATAAAGATAAAACATAATAACATGAACAAAAATAAAATGAAACTTATGAGTATTTCACCGGCTACAGACAATAAACACAAATTTAAAGTTATCTTACAGGATTCGTCTGATAAACAACATACTGTACAATTTGGTGCTAAAGGATATAGTGATTTCACTATACATAAAGATCCTGAACGTAAAAAACGCTATATAACTCGTCACAAATCGCGTGAAAACTGGGAAGTAAGCGGAATATTAACTGCTGGATTCTGGAGCCGTTGGATATTATGGAACAAACCAACCTTTGCCGAATCCCTCGAAAACACCCTCAAACGCTTTCGAATTAAAGCGCCAAAACAAAAAGGCGGCGACGAACAACATTCAAAGGATCATTTTAGTATATTACCATTACCAGGTGCAGTATATTCAATAGATAGTCCAAAAGAAAACAGATCTATACTTAAAGTCACACCAAAAAAAATTAAGTCTCCTCGTCCTCCATTGAGTAATGTTGGAACAAAACATTCACAATTATATAATCCAGATAATTTAGTATTGCCTTTACACCAAGGAAGATTTCAAACGCCGACTGTGAGCGAATGATATTTCATTAGTATAATAACGGATAGAAAACTTTCGTTTCCCTCCGTCTTCATCCCGCCTTGTCAATATAGAATAAGTGATTTTAATTTCACTTTTACTATATCAGAATTACGAGATAAACTTTGGGGTCGGTTATTGTTTCCTATGAATGCCCTTAGTATATTTTTAGCTGCATTCATATCCCGATTCAGAAAAGTACGACAATTGGTGGAACTGCACCATCGTAGTCCTCTGATTTGTTTTCGGTCTTTCATTACTGGATGTAATGCTTTATCACAGCAACTACATATTTTTGTTGTATTATATTCATCAACAAATATAGTGGAATAGTGTTTCATACAACATTTAGATACATAGGTTGTTGGAGCAGATAATTCATGTTTAGAGTTAGGATTAAATTTAGCTGCTCCATAAGCGATTATAGGTTTTACATCTCCATTCATTGATGAAAAGAAAATATCTAAAGTTTTTCGTTTGAGACAATATACTCTAAATCTTTCTCTTCCCCATTTCTTTTGTAATTTGGTATTCCATATTGTATCATAAACAGAAATATAATCTGCAATAAACTTATCCCATTCAGTTTCAGAAGTAGTTTTTAGACTATGTTGTCTATATATAAGTTCTTCATTATGAATATCTTTTTCCCATTTGGCACTTTTACGATTTGCAGTTTTAATACCTGCATTTGTATAATATTCTCCTCTTGTAAGTTTGTACGTTCTGTATTTGTTATTTTCTAGTTTTTCAACACCATACACTAAATTAGAACGTCCAGGATCAATAGCAATCACTCTATCATTTTTCTTCAGAACTTTATTGCTAATAGGTTTTTCTTCATTCTTAGGAACTTTGAAATGTATAGAACATGAAACACCATCGGTTTCTATATTATAACTAAATGTTCCTTTGTTTGGTATATTTTTCAAATTAAAAACACTTTGAAATTGAGTATCTCTTATAGACAAAAAATTATCAATTTTGCATTTTTTACTATCAATAAGTTCTAAATTAACCATCATATTATATAGAACAGTAGTATCAATAGTGATATGATGACATTTAATCCGTGTGATGGGTGTTAAAGTAAATTTTCTTGTATCATCATATTGTTCCATATACTTAAGAATAAAATGATAATAGTTTAGTATTTCATTTATATGTGTTCCAAGCCATGTTAAAGTAATTCCTCCATCTAATTCTACTCTACCAAGTAATGATTTCTGTTGATTAATGAATTCAAGTGTTTCTTTTGGTGGTTCAGTTTTACATCCCCATCCATTAATTGCACTTCTGATTGCATAAAAATATTTAGTATCAACGTTGTTCATAGAACACCATTTATAGATATAGGCTTTCTGTCTTCCATCAAAAGTATAGATAATAGAGTTCTTAAAGTTCGTCATAAAAGTTTTAACTGCGTAAGCATAAGCAGGTGTATCACCTCTGCATTTATTAATTTTAGGAAACTGTGAAAAACAAGCATCCCAAATTTCTTTTACATAAGGACTTGATTTATTTAATCTTCCAACTCCAACATTGAAGCAATGCATAAAAAACGTTTGATCAGACAAATTAGGTAAAGGCAATTTATTATTCAAACAATGAAGAATGATACGATTGAATAAAAGAGACGCTTTATTGGTAACTTTAGAAATGGTATAAACCCATTCTTGTACTTCAGAATATAACTTCTTTTCAATTAATATACCTTGTAAAGAACACTTCATAACTTTTTCATCGGTAGATTTATTAAGGTTCAATTGTTTCAACCTGTCAGGTCGTTTGCCCTTTTGTTTTTCTTCGGTTTCCATCCATAGTTCGCTTCCTAATTCTATTAAATCTTCAAATCCTTAAATAGTTTTCATGCTCGGCGTTTGAAATCTTCCTTGCTTTAAATTCTTTACGACCACCGACAGCAGCTCCTATTCGTAAAAGATATGCTACTGCTGCTGCGGCTATGGTTTCCACTCGGGGTATGTGAAGAGTTTGCCTTGTTTTGATAAATTATACATTATACTATAACAATATTGATCTTTTGTTTTCTTACCTTCTACTTTTGATCCGACAGGTATTTTCAATTTATCCATTATTTCTCTTAATTGTGGATCTCTCTTAGAGGTACATATCTCTCCTTTCTTACCTACATCAGGTGCAACTATTTTAAATGTGAAACGATATGGTCCTGTTTTATTTTTACTGAATCTATAAGAATCAAGTATACCATAGAGTTTATGTTTAGCAGCTAAGCTCTCACGGGTAACTTCTGTGCGTTTCGCTTTGATTTGTGTGACATCAGTTTCTGATGCTTTAATATATTTACCAGCATCATATAATATAACTTCGAATGCTTTAACATTAAATATATTTACGAAACCTACATATTTTGTCTTCTCTTTCTTGAGTCGTGTTACCTCTGTTTTATTTATTAAAGCTCCTTGTGATGCAAATAGTTCTGCTATACGTTTATCACGATCTTCTGTAGACTCAATTAGCCTTTTAGCAACATTAAACCATGAATCAGAATCTATAGTAGAATATGCAGATAATAATGATATATGTTCATCGTCATTGAGTTCTATTGTATTTAATATACCTGTTGTAGCATCTTCTTTATTGTCACTGCTGGTGCTTGTGCTGCTAGTAGTGCTACCAGTGCCACTGCTATCGGATTCACTTGTCGTGTCTGAAGTACTCGTGGAAACTTCCGCGGCGCGGGTTTTTGGTGGCGCGGATGTAGCTACATTTTCTTCGGGCAATTGTAATAATATAGGCACCTCTTTCTTTTCATCTGGAATTATTACCAGTTTACCTAAATGAGGATATATCATATAACCATTAATAAGTCTATTCGGGTATATACCTTGATATATTGTTTCTAATGCAACTTCTTCAACTGAACCTATATATTTTTTCAAATCATCAACATTAATATAATAAGACGTAGGTGTTGCCTGGTTATTATTAATATTATTATTCTTATCTATATACTTTTGCATACGTTTCAATAAAGTAGGTATAATTAGTTTACTTACTTCTTTACGTGTGACCGGTTTTGTCTCTATAGCGGCGGCGTTGCTGCCGCTACTGCTGCTATTGCCATTGTTACACTTGGGTTTTTTATTTTCATTATCACCAAAATTATATAATACTTGTTTTTTCTGTGAAGTACGTAAGACTACTTGGAAATCAAATATATTTTTCGGATAATAATTAACGTTTATTAATAAATTACAGTCTACAGCAGAATCTCGTATTAAATTTTCTACTTCTTGTGTTTCTTTTAATTTACGTGCAGATATTTTGTATGCACGTATATCTGCCTCACTAGTCACATGCATAAATATAGTAATGTTGCGTTCTTCTAATGGTAAATCAGTATGAGAACATGTACGTATTGCACGTCCACATACCTGTTCTATACGATTCATATGATACCATGGATCCATTATATGAACTTCGCGAACATTACGGAAAGAGAGACCTTCACTAGCTACTTTTGTCATTAATATAACTTTAATTTTCTCTCCATGAATATTATTCTGAGCATTCACTGTTTTTACTAATTTGTCAATAGCCGCTGATGATGAACCGGTACCCATAAGATGTGGATCAGTTGATAAAATACAATAATTTGGAAAAGGTATACCATCAAATGTCGTATTCTTAATTGTAGTATTTGCAGTGCGATTTAATATATTATTTCCGCCGTATCTCTGGAAACCTATGTGCTCTAAAGCTATCGCCATGGGTACTATACCACTCCATGCAAATTGAGAATAAACAATAACTATACCTTCGGATGTAGCTACAAATTCACATATTTTTTTCATTTTTGCCGCAACGTTGCCAAGATTCTCCGGGGCTAGATAATTTTCGTAACCTTTCTTATAATATACTTTAAGCTGCTGTTGTGTTTGTTCATTCGGTCCCGCTGCTGCACCTGTGGCAGTTTCCGCTATATTAAATATCGTTTTAAATCCCTTATTACCACCTTGGTCTGTAGCATATTTTATATTAGATAATTCTAACTGTATAAAACTACTTGTAATATCTTTTTCCTCTACTTTCTCTTTTAAAACAGCTATCTTTTTTTGTTCTTTACCAAGTGGCGTGTATACTATACTATTTAAATCGGCAACACCATCTATACGTGTCCATGGTTCATCTAATACTTTTAGACCAATATCTTTCGGTCCTAATTTAACACCGAAAGTAAAAGGATTCGCTGATTTTATATAACTAATATATTCTGATGCTAATTGTTTAAGAACAGCTAAACTGCTTGGTTTTATAGTCTCATTTTGTTTAAAAGGTAATGGAGTTATCTTGTCATTTTTAAGGAGAAGAGAAAGTAGCCAAAATATTTCTTCTGGTTCATTATACATTGGTGTGGCAGTTAATAGTACTACACGATTTTGTTTACCGTTTTCAATAAGTTTTTCCAGAGCATCGGCGGCTTTCTTTTCCGTTTCGCTAATACGTAAATTGTGTGCTTCATCTACTATAATTACTTTATCAGTTACAATTGGGTTCTTTTTATTATATTCTACAACATCACCATATGTTAAAAATTTATAACGAGATTTAATTATATTGTGAACTCTTTTACGGATAAGTTCTAATTCTTCTTTATCATTTATGCCGATATTATTGATATCTATTCCATGAAGTAAACGTGTATATAAATCACCATTACATTGTTTCGTAATGTCTTGCATTGTCATCAGTTGTGTATATGAAAATATTTGATCTTCGAAGGATTTCTGTAAAACGGACGATGCGACCACGAGTATTTTCGGTCCATCTTTTTGTATATGTTCTTGTAATAATGACTCTGCAATAGTAATAGCACTGCAACTTTTACCAGTACCTAAACTATGAAAAAGCATCAGACTTTTGTATGGACTACGACGAGATAAATAATGTGCCATGAGATTTTGATATAATGTTTTTTCGAAACCAAAACACGAATTCGCTACTTCTGCTTCAAATTCATCTTTATTATGTATTTTAGGTGTCATAGGAACTTTATACATTTGATATTCGCGTAAACCAGAAAGTTCAGAAGCGAACTTCGGATCTCCATGGTCGGGAAATGTTAATTTATGTGTAGTCATAGGTATCTTATTTACCCTCTGTTATTGTAATGTATTTTAATTTTTGTTTAATTATAGTTTTATTTTATAATAGTTTTTCTTAATTTTATTTATGACTATTAAGTAGCGTAAGCATTATTATGCCTCCAACAGGACCAAGCAATAGACAACCGACTTCACAGGAATGTCGGCAATTCTGGATAAGTGTTTTAACTAGAACACAAGCGACAGTTCGCAATCCTTTATCTGGTCGCATGATTGACCCATCAGTAAATAATTCACAGGTTATTCGTAATTTTAGACATTGTGATTTACCCATGCGTATTCGCATGTTAGTAAATTATGAATTAGACAATACACGTGCTATTAGTCCTTATTTAATAAATAGATTTCCAGATATGCAAAGAATTAGTAATCAATTACAACAAGAATTACAAAATTACATAAATGGAGTTGGAGAACAAACCGGACCAGCACGAGGACAAGTTAATAATCAAATTAACAATCAAAATAATTGCAATCAATTCTGGATTAATTATTTAAATAGAATTGATCAAATCTTCTATAATCCATTAACACATCATTATATAGATAGTACTGGAACTACTTTTCATGAAACTGTCGCACACACATGTCCTATACCAACTCGTCCGGTAGGTATTCGTGATTTAATAGGACTGGAGATGACACACAGTGTAGCTATTAGTCCATATATAAGAGACAGATATCCAGAAGCAAGAATACCTACTGCCGAAGAACAAGCTATAATTAATACATTTTTAGAACAAAATTCTAGTTCTTCATCATCGTCATCATCATCGCGTTCTTCAGCAGCTAATGCGCCAAATGCAGCGAATGCAGCGAATGCAGCGAACGCGGCGAACGCGCCAAACAATAATATATCAGCTTCATCCGGCACAACCTCTAGCTCACGCACTCGCTCTTCTTCATCTTCATCTCAACGTGCAGTAGGTCCTATTCCTACACGAGCAGTAGTCCGACCAGATACTGTTGACGAAAATTTAAGACACTTATTTTATGTATTTTATATAACTCGTGATAGTGAAATAATAACAAATCCATTTACAAATAGAGATATTTCAGCTACACTTGGAAATCAAACTTTTGATAGACTCCTAAGAAATAATTATTCTAGTATTCCAAATGATATACCTGGTATAGGTGATCTAATACGCAATGATGCTTCTAATAGAATAGCAATAAGTCCATATAAACAACGTACACTTCCGGCAAACATTCGTCGACCAACTGAGGCAGAGCAAGATATAGTAAATCAATTCGTACTTATGAGATTCAGCCCTGCATTTATTAACAATATTACTGCTAGACAAAAAAATTATATTACCTTGTACTTTTATATAATTGCACATCAAATTACTTTTGAAGAATTAACCCAACGACCAGAATTTAATATATTATTAGAAGTTCAAAAACAAGCTATAGTTAGAGCATGGAATAGAACACGTGGTCTAGAAGGTACACCAAATGCCAGAGTATTACCTGCTGCAGCAGCAGCGGCACCTGCTAACGCTGCGGCTACGGCTGCAACCGGTAATAATGGAACACGTGGAGTACGTAGAACGAATGAGGCAACACCAGCGTTATGCCGCCAATTTTGGGTAAATTATTTACGGGCTCAAAGTGAGTTTATTGTCAATCCTTTGACTGGACGAGCTATAAGTATAGATCCAAATAATCAAACGTTCCAACGTATAATAAGACGTTCATGTTTAGTCTCTGCATTACCAGCTAATATGCAAAGACTTATAAATAGACAAATGATGTATTTAGTTGCAATTAGTCCATATGCTGTACAACGCATGGCATCACGTTATGGTAATCGTCAAGACCGTGTAGTTCATCCTACACCTGAAGAATTAAATATAATAAATGAATTTATTGGTACTTTACAACCGACACCATTACCAGCTATTGCTCAAGCTAGAATTGCTGCTAATGCAGAAGCTGTACAAGCTTTCCAAAATGTTCGATACAATCCTGCTCCATTTTTAAATCAAACTGGACAACTAGTGTCTCCGCCGTCAATGGAAGCCGCGCCACGTTCACCATTTTCATCAGGAACTTTATCCGCAGATACAGACAGAGGTTTAATCGATGATTGTCGTACTATCTTTTCAACTGTACCAATGAATGATAATACACCAATGCCAATTAAAAGATTTGTGAATAAAATGAAGAGAGTATGTAACCATGTAAAAGATACACGTGAATGTTCGCACAATTTCTTAGAGAATATAGTAAATAGAATAAGAGACCGTGTCGGACAAACAAATAGAGCTTTAGGACAAGGTACAATTCCGCAAACTTTATTCAGTAATGTTCGTCAAGGGATGGAATTAAAATTAATTATAAGAAAGCTTATCAATATGACTGATGAACAAATTAAAAAATATTTATATAAATATGAAATATATTTCAATGTTACTTTTGCAAATGATAGAGGTATAGATGCAGGTGGTTTAAGACGTTCATTCTTTACAGATGCTGCCCAACAACTCTTTGAAGATGAAAATTGTATCTTTAAAAAATTAGATAACAGTGATATACATGTATTAAATACACAAGTTAACTGGAGAGAATACTTTACATTACCAGATAATCCTCAATATAATGATGTAATTGATGTATATGCTCGTAGTAAACTGTTTTATATTGTTGGTACATTTATTGCCTTTTTATTTATTAATAGCTATAAATTACCTGGTCATTTAAATAAGGCAATATTAGCAACACTTTTACATGGTCAAGATAATATAGATAATGATGAATATGCATTTTATTATCTTCTTGATGCGGAAAGCAGTGGTATAATTAATTTAATGCGTACACCAGAAAACATTGAATATTCTATGCTTGAATTAAATAATGGACAAAATGTCACAATCAATAATTTCCGCCAATATGTTGGAGAATTTGGTAAAAATATACTTACTGGTGAAAGTGTAGATGACAAAGAAATATTTAAAGCATTTATCCGTGGTTTCTACATAAAACCAAAAACACTCACAAATAGAGGAGTAACTTTACAAAAATTAGATAGAATATTAACTGGTATAGAGTTGACACCAGAAACAATACAATTACTTGTTAACAAAGTACGTACAACTGCACAATATAGCGAATATAACAGAGCCAGAAATCTAGAAATCGCTCAATGGTTTGAAACAATTGCCACTGATCCTTCACTGTTCCCAGTTCAAATTGCCCGTGAATCACCACATTTACCACAAGACTTCAATGCATTTATGAAACAATTACTTTATTTCTGGTCAGGACGTCGTTTCTATAATAGTCAGTTACATTATAGATTATCGTCTTCTACTTCACCAAATTTCTTAGGACACACATGTAGCGCATATATAGAAGTCCCAAATAGCATAAGAAATGTTACAGAATTTTACGAACAACTCTTACGTACCGTACCAACTACTGGCTTCGGTTTTGGTTAATTTAATTACCACCACGCACAGCTTCTGATTTTCTTTTTTGTCCAACTTTTGCGGGTTCATTCATTTTCATATAAAAATATACATCTGCACATACATCTACATCGGCATCTGCACGATGCAATACTTGAGTAGGTTCTCTATTAAAACACTGTTTGTAGAGTTCTATTAGTTTCATCCATTTTTTACCTGGGGCATTCGCACTTGCCATCATCATAGTACACTCTTTTTGCAATACGGTCCATGTATTTAATATATCAATAATTTTGTGTTTTCCTGAATCTGTCTCCATAGTTGGATCTAAACTGCTATATCTATACAACTCTGAACGTACAACTGCATCGTCGAATTTCATATTATGTGCTACAAGTACTGTTACATCTTGAAGGGCATCGGCTAATTTATCAAACACTTTCTTTATAGGTATTCCGGTTTGAATAGCTTTAAATGTGGTAATTCCGTGTATATCCGCCGCAATTTTAGGTATACTATAACCATCTGGTTTAATTATATAGCAGTCTTTATTGATTAGTGTTCCGTCATCATTATGTTTTTGCCAGGCTATTTGAACCATACGACAGCATTCCCAATCTGTGCTATTTCTAATGTCTATACGCCCATCCGCTCCAGTTACACACCCACGTGGGAAAAGTCCAGTTGTTTCAGTGTCTATTACAAGTATAGTCATGCCGCCGTGTGCGCTGCGCTTCTGCGTCACCACGCCGCCACACCGCCCCGCCTTCGATAAATAAACTATGCAACAAATCTTTAAGCAGTGTTTGTGTTTGTAGGTGTGGTATCATGTTTCTTTTTTATTAAATTATGTACCTGTTCTATCAAATTTTTACGCTCTGTGTTGTGTTCGCGTATGTGACTGATTACGTCATTGTAATCTAGCCATTTAATCGCTCGTACCTCACGAGCCTGGTTTATATTTTCTGGGTCTACTTCAATATTTTCTGTATCGTCGTAATTTATCATTTTAGCTACATAATATACATGACGATACAATATGTTATTTGTACCGTAAAATATCTCTTCGAATGGGGGAATATCCTTTTCTAACTCTATTTGATTACCACCTATGCCCGTTTCTTCTGTATATTCTCGTACTGCACACTTCACATCATCTTCGTGTATTTTGCGACGTCCTTTTGGAAATCCCCATTCTGGATTTTGATAAGGAGTTATTGATGTATCTATTAAAAATTTTAAGTTTATTTTTTTACTATCGTGTGACGGTGACGGTATACTATTTGTATTCGACGAGGAATATCCTTTAAATAAAGTTTCAAATTTAGTCTTTGCATGGTTATATTCATTTGTTTGTCGATGCATTGATGTCTGATACCAAACGTAGTTCCAAAGCTCATCGAAACTTAGAGTTAATAGTAATTCTCGCTCACTTATTGTCATACCACTTAGTAGATTTCGAATATAGGAGTGATTTTTTAATTCATATTTACCTCTTATAAATTCCATAAAGCATAAACTGTCTTTTCTTTGTATCATTAGATATTCTATTTTATTTTCCGGTGACAACTTATAACAAATAATACCAAAACTTGTTATTGGATGTGGGCAATCTTTATAAAGATGTCCCAAGTTTCCACAATTTCGACAAGTACAAGTATGTGTATGGGTTGTTTGTTTATTTTGACTTTGGGTTTGATTCATTTGGGCAAATCTTACTTTTGCCTCTCTTTCTGATTAAAAATTGTAATGTTTAAATAGAGTCACAGATTTAAAATGGGTATAGATCCGAATCATTTTGGTCCTTATTTCTGGGCAACTATACACTTTATATGTCTTGGTGCGGCAAAAGGTTTAACCGAAGAACAAAGAAATGGTATGATTCAATTCTTTAATAGTATTCCTTATGTTATACCATGTGCATCATGTGGAGAACATTTAAAAGAAAATATGGCGCGTCTCATGCCTATTGAACTTGCCGTTCAGTCACATGAAAGCTTATTTAACTGGTCTGTAGATTTACACAATATTGTAAATGAAAAATTAGGTAAACCGAAAGTATCTCATGAAAATGCTTATACTTTTTGGAAAAATGCACCGTATATCAATGATACCTTGTATTCAAAAAATGAAGGCACAGGCACTGGCACAATGGCGACCAAAACAGAAAAGGGAAATTCTCATAAAGAATCAAATAAAAATAATCATAGTGAGCCAATGTACACTATTTTAATACTTATTATAGGTATACTTATCGGCACAATTATTTATGCTGCAATAACTAGAAAATTTTAGTGATGGTAATGTCTAAAAATTTCTGTTGATTTATTTTGTTTTGAAGTGGGATGGTGGAACTGAGGCGAAGTTTTCTACTGCGGCGCCATTGGATGGTGCTGGTACCGCTGGTGCTACACCTGCATTATTTGTTTTATCATCTGCTCCACCATATACGTCAGATTGACCATTAATGGCATGGTAACCAGTCTGGTTATTTTTGAATTTCTGGTTGTGGAAACCACCGCTGTGTGGTGTGGCAGTTGCGAATTTCTCACTGTGGATTTTTTGGGCATGGAAACCACCTTGTGCTACTGTTGCTGGTTCTGGTTTAGCTGGTGGATTTGTGAATTTTTGGTTGTGGAAACCACCTTGTGCTGCTGTTGCAGTTGGTTTGTTGTGGAATTTTTGGGCATGGAAGTGTTGTGTTGGTGCAGATCCAGCGGCGGCTTTGGCTGCTTGTGGTGCTTGAGCGGCGGCTTGTGCGGCTTGTGCGGCTTGTGCTACTACGCCTGTGGCTGCGCTAGTGTTTTGATTAGATTGACCTGCATTGACTGTGCCAGTTGGTCCAGTTGTATCCATTGGAGGAGGATTTACGTTAGATTGAGATGGGGTAGCGGCGGCATCGGTGAAGTGTTCAGTGAATTTATCATTGGTGAATTTTGATGCACCTGTGAATTTACCTACGAAGTTTTCGGCATCAGCAATAGCTACTTCACCCATGGTCTTAGAGCGGCTAGATAATGAGAATACTGCTAATATAATTAATAAAGCACAGTATATTATTAATAAGATGCTAATGATCCATGCGTAGATAGAGCACCATGGACGTTGGTTATTTCTACCGGCACCTACAACAATGCAGGTTAATTGGAAGAGGGATAATAATAAACCAGGTAAAGATACTAAGAATAACATAAAGACAAATGCGAATTTTTGGGATAATGGGACTGCTTCATTGCCAAATAATATGGTTAAAGATACTACAATCATAGCGGTAATTACTGCGAATGCAGCATAACGGGATTGGGGAACTCCTATGAAAGCATTAACAAAAGACATAATTATTAGTTCTATATTACAGATAACACAAAAATATATTGACCATGATTTAAGAATTTAAGTCGTAAAAAATGAAAAGGAAGTAGCTACTTATTGAGATAGAAATTAAGATAAATTAAATTACTACAATGGGAATACCCCATTATTTTTACATCTTAACACAAGAATACACAGATATATGTAATACTTCCTATAATAAAGAATGTCATCATTACTATATTGATTTTAATGGTATGATTCATCAATCTGCGGCTTTGCAAATTCCATGTGAACAAGTAAAACAAGCTACTTGGGATTATCTTCATACCTGTATTGATTTAATAAAACCGGCGAAAACTGTGGCAATATGTGCAGATGGTGTGGCACCTCTGGCTAAAATGAATCAGCAGCGTAAACGGCGGTTTCTGAGCGCCATCGAAAATAAATCGGCGGAATGGGATAAAAATGCCATTAGTCCTGGCACTGGTTTTATGAATGACTTTAATATATTTATGCGAGGTAAAATTCGTGATACTCCTTCGAAATTCGTTTATAACTATTCCGGGACGAATGAAGTAGGTGAAGGAGAGCATAAAATTTTTAAGATTATTCGTTCTGTGCCGGTTGATGAAAATATAATTATATATGGTCTTGATGCTGATTTGATTATGCTTTCACTTATTTCACATCATCCGAATATTTCTTTGATGCGCGAAGTAGTCCATGCCGGACTTGGTGATAAAGTACTTGATAGTGATAACGCTAAATTTATTTATGTGAATATTGATAAACTTCGATGTGGAATATTACGGAATCTGGTAAATAAATTTAATTGGAATATTGACGAAAGTGTATTTGATGATATATATAGTAAATCGGCATGTGAAATAATTGAAAGTTATGTGGTCTTATGTTTTCTTCTAGGAAATGATTTCCTTCCACATATTCCGAGTCTTTCATTAAAAAAGAATGGACACTCCCGTTTGCTTTATGCCGCGAAAGGTGTCAATGAAAAACTGCAAAGTTATATTATAGGCGGCGAGACTGATAAAGAAAGTGGACATCAACCATCACCAACAATTAATTATGAATATCTCGTGGAAATATTAAAAGAGTTGAGCAAAGATGAAACTGAAGTGATGATTAAATTAAATGAAGAGTTTCTTAAAAAACACCCAGTAAGTGAGAAACAATATGCGCTTCATAATAAATCACCACTCATTAAAGAAATATATTCGAATCCTGGTAAATGGAGATCTTTGTATTATAAAGAACTGTTTCGAGCAAATATTAATAATAGTTCGATTATTCATGATTCATGTGATTTATTTATTAAAGGAATTGAATGGACATATAACTATTATAAACAGACACCAAAAGATGAGCGCTGGTATTATCCTTATGGATATTCGCCGACTATTCTAGATTTAGCGAATTATCTGCAAGGGAATCTGCACGAGTATATTCCTGTGAAAGTATCGGAAGATGGAGTGTCGGCGGTGCAAGTACCTGCTCCGCCGACTCTTAAAATAGCTAATAAACTTGCAGCGTCGCCGATATCTTCAGATGCTCAACTGCTAACTATACTGCCACCGCAAAGTATTTCTATTTTACCTGAAAAACTGAAAGTATTCATGCGCGATCCTAAATATGGAATGGCGCATCTTTATCCAAATGAATATGAAATTCAAACATATCTGAAAACATATCTCTGGGAATGTATTCCAGTTTTACCGGCAATTGATATTGACCTCATAGAGAAATGTATTACTTTAGTATAAGGTAGATAAATTTAGATATATGTTTATGGAAAAAAAGACTTATGTTACAATTATTATAGCTGTAATAACAACTGTGACTCTTTTACTTTTGGTAGTTAAGACAAAGTCAGAGTCACAGACTGAGACATTTGAAGGGTCACAATTTAATGTGATTGCTGGATATTTCCCACAGGCAGTGGTGTCAAATGAATTGAAGTCTGTGAGTGATGCTGGAGGATGTCTCGAGGCATGTGATGCAAATCCGCAATGTACTGGATTTTTTCAAAATGGTGTTAAGTGTTGGAATATAACTCAGAAAAGTGATAGCATACCGGCACTTATTAAAACAGCGAATCCTAAAGATTTTATGCCAATAACTGGTATAAAACAAACCAGCCAATGTGAACCGACACAGCAACTCCTTGGAGGGAAATGCTCAGGGAATGATTATCCTGGAAATGATTTATTAGTTGCGCCTTATTTTGTACAGGCAGATACTATGGCAAATTGTGTGGAAAAATGCTTAGATAATAATAAATGTATGGGAGTCTCATATAACACGGTGAAAAAGGCATGTTATCTCAAATCAAAAATGAAAGGTGGAGGAAATCCCGCTAAATATATGATATCATGGATATCGCCGTATAATACATAATTATTAGCGATGATATAAAGCCAAATAATTTATGTTTAACTAGTAATATGTTATATTATACGTCATTATTATTCATTACGAATGTTATACATGCTTCTATGGTGTGTTATCGGACGTGTGAATATTTAACATTATTTTTAACAGCAAGTTCTATATTACATCATGGGAAGTATTATGATTCATATCCAGGAAAGGAACTTGTGTTAAATACCGATAGAACAATTGTAGCAAGTATATATCTCATGGGTTTACATAGATTATATGCTATTTATAATTTGATCGGTATAAATTATATTTATAATATGAGTCTATTATCACTTCTATTTACGTCAGTTACTGGTGGGGCAAGTATATTCTTTGAAGATACATTAACACGGTGGAATATTCGGTGGCAAAATGTCCACGCAATATTTCATGTATCAGCTTGTATAAGTATACATTTAGTTTTAGCTAATTACAGATTAGCTTACCCAGAAAAATGCTATCAAATATGTCCGGCAATAGCTATGTATTAGCTGCTTTTAGCTGCTCATAGATGATATAGATATAAGAATATATTAGTTTATTTTTGTAGCACAATGGCTTTACAAGTGCAAAACGTAAATGCATTAAATAAATTAATAAATATGTATATGTTTGGTGCGTTTACTCATGGTTTCACGCGAACTATGTATTATACCCGTAATACCTGTATAACAGAACATGATCATAAATATAAATTACATACCAGACAAACATTGGTAACCGAAATGTTACAATATTCTACATTAAATGGAGTTTTGAATATCTTTGTGTCACCATTTACTGTAATAGATGATATTTCAACATTTGAGGCATATGTGCGAGGTATAAAGAAATACTCTAAACCACTGTTATTTCCTGGTATAAGTTATGATAGCGAGTGAGTGAACGAGTAAGTGAACGAATAAGTAAATGAAAATATTTTATTTTACATCAATATTCAAAAAAATTGAAATTTCATTTTTATTTTTATTCTAATTTAGACACTAACACCAACACCAAAACCAATCATGGCTGTTTCACTGCATATTGCGATGGCAGAAGTTATTCATGCATTTGATCGGACCTTTTCAGAGTTTAAGGCTTCTGGTTATAAGATTCCCGAGAATACTGATAAACTCCGTAATGGTATAGAGTGGTATAATTCAAATATTATGCTTGTGTCACTAGCCCATACTTGCCCAATGAATTATATATATGATATTACCCCGGAAATGTATATGTGGGCATATTCGAGTGGTCTGGTTGCCACGGCTCATATGCAAATGAGGATGATGTCCACTCAGTAAATTGTGTCTTGTGTGAGTGGAGTGAGGGGGAGTAAGTGGTGAGTAGTGAGTGACTGGTAAGTGACTGGTAAGTGAATAGGGTGTATGTTTGTTGTGTGTATCAAAATAAAATTAAAAACCAAAAACCAAAGTGTTAGTGTTGGTTCCAAAACGGCTGTTTTGGTTTTCAGTTTATATTTTTGATCAGCATTAATAATAATATGAATATTTATTAGATTAGAATGTCTTATTTATTTAAAAACGGGACATTAGTTAAAAAATCATTTAATGGTCATTCTTCACACTCTAAGAAATTTAATGCTGACCACTTACATTTAGAAACTGCGGGGAATCTTATATATTCTGCTTTACAAGATCCTAAATGTGCAGAAGTTCGCGGTGTTATGGAACATTATTTAAATGACCATAAAAGAAATATACATATCCAAGAAATATACGATGATTTCCATAAGAGTGTTTTACATCAATTAAAATACCCTAAAGAACGCAGAAGTTTATTACACGGTGGTGCAGAAGGTGGAAGTTCCCTTAAAGCGTGTATGTTAGCCGGTTTTATGATTTTATTTATATCCCTTACCATGTTCTTAATGAATGTTCATGCCGAAACAACTCATTATAAGATGCACTGTGCCGACATTATGGAATTATTAAATACAAACACTCGTTCAAGCCGTGTAGAAACATTCTTTGACCATATACATAAGCTAAATAATATGATATTTAACAGACATCAATTAGAACACTGCAAGAAATTACGCGATAAACAAGGTGCATACATGTTTGAATTTGTCGAGTCTATTCACTCTACTACCAAGGACTTCACTACAATATTAAAAACTGTAGGAAGTGTTGTAGTATTCTTAATTACAATATTATCTAGTGGTGTTAAAGGTCTTGTTTGCTTAGCAGCGAAATTCGTAAATGACTCTGAAATATGTGGTGTAGAATGTGATAAATTAAACATTAAATTACCGAGTCCCGCCGCTGCTGCTGCCGCGAAATCTAAATCCAAGTCAAAATCTAAATCACCCGTCGCCGCCGAAGCAGCCGCCATGGGTTCTGAAGAACAACAAGAAGAATAGATAATAAGATAAGCAATAAGATAATAAGCAATAAGCCAATAAGTATTTAAGAAAACATTACTTTATTTTTGTAATATTTTTATTATGAAAATTCAAGATTTATATGACAGTAATTGTTTTATTATAAATCTCGATAGATGTCCAGAAAGATATCAATTCGCTAAAGAGAATATTGCGGCGGCTGGTTTCAATCCAGATAAGACACATCGTTTTAATGCTATTGATGCCAAAAAAGATGATTTAAAGGCGGCTTGGGCGAAACATGGAAGTCCCGCTTTTGATAAAGGTGATACTGAATTTACTGTATATACTGGAAAGCAAGGATGTATGCTTAGTCATCTTGATTTATGGAAATTTATGATAAATAATAATATAAAAGTAGCTACAGTTTTTGAAGATGATGTATGTTTTCACAAAGACTGGAAGAGTCTTGCTCCAGCATATCTTGACATAACTCCAAGCGATTTTGAATTACTCTATTTAGGTGGTCAAATTGATTATATGATAGATGGTCATGTTATCATGACACCTACATTTTGTACTCATGCTTATGTAATTACTTTAGAAGGTGCTAAAAAACTCTATAAGTTATTAACCGAATGTCCACGCGGTGTAGCTACTATTGATTGTATGTTACTTGAACTTATGAAACAAGTTGTATTTGGTGGTGTAGAACCACCACATTTCATTTGGTACACATGGAATGCTATTATGTTTCCTGACCCATTTGCATTAGCAGACCCTGACTGGGCTAAACGCAATACTGGATTAGTCTTCCAAGACCCAAAATTCGTCAGTGACGTACGCATTTGGAAATAGTATGGGAGTACACGACCGAATCCCAAAAAGCCTGATAATTTGGCTTTTGGGTGTTATGCGTTTGGTTGCTGTTTTTGTGCTTTTCTTTTTACTCCTCATGGGCAGAATCCTCGAGAGAGACCTCGCGAGTCTTCTTCTTCCGGCTCGAACGCTCCTTCTTTTGCTTGGACTGCTCCTGCGGCTCTGGCTCCTGCGGCTCAGGCGTAACCGGCACCGGCACAGGCTTCACGTAACCAGTCTTATACTCCATCTTCTCGTCGGCAGACATCGCCTTCCATAGAGCAGAAGCAGCCTTAATCATGTCCTTGGGAACCAGCTTCGTGTTAGGATTGTTTTCCTTGAACGTAGCGTAGTAGTGCTTGATGTAGTTGTTGTAAGGAGTGGGCTCACGCTTCGGCTTGTCAGTTGTAGTGTTGTCTGCAGTGGTAATCTTGGTGGAGGACTTCCGCTGCTTCTGCATATCCGGACGGGTCATTTCTGACTGTAGAGAGGTTGTGTGCTGTAAGTGTACTGTAGGTTTTGCTTTCAAATTTAAATAGCAAATCAAATTTTTGATTGATTCACTCATTTTTTTCACAAATTTGAATTTAAGGACATAGTAATATAACAATACGTTGTAATGGTGTGTATAAATAAAGAATGCCAAAAATATATTGGAAAAATCGTCTTGAAACATTAGCAGATACTATTGAATTACAAATTGCTTTGGAGAGTCGTAAAGAGATTGATGTAGTACATTTATTCTACGATGGAAATTTATAACCACAAAAACCGGCACCAGTTTTTGGGTCTTTTTCTTTTTTTTGTATTTTATTGGTTGGTAGTATCTTGTGTTGTTTACTCATTGTCCGAAGACTTGTCGCTTTTCTTACTCTTCCGAGAGCTTTTCTCCTTCTTTACTGGCTCAGTAGCAGCCGGAGTAGCCTCATCACCATCGCTGTCAGCAATCTTCGCCACAACCTCCACCAGGCTGTCCTTCTTGCTCTTGCGGTCCTTCTTTGGCTTAGAGTCTTGCTTCTCCGCACTATCCGTGTTATCAGACTGCGTCTTGTCCTTGCTCTTTGAAGACTTCTTTGGCTTATCGTCAGCCGCCGTCTTGTCGGGCTCAGTGTCGCTCTTGTCAGCCTTGTCCTCCTTCACCGGCATGTTCTCGCGGATGAAGGTAGCCTTGTCATCCTCGCTCAGAGCCTTCCAAGCAGAGGCAGCAGCCGAAATCATCTCCTTCGGAGCGAGTTTCTCGTTATCCTCAGATGCCTTGTAATCCTCGTAGAACTTCTTCACGAAGAAGTTGTACGCAGTAGGAGAGCGAGGCTTACGAGGAGCCTTTGCCTCTCCGTTCTTCTTTAGCTTCTTATCAATCGCAGCAGAATCAGTCTCCGCCTTAGAAGCCTTGGTGCGAGGCATGGTGGTGGTAAGCTGGTATTTGTTATTATACTGTTCTGTATAACTATTTGATTGAAAAAAATAAATGCAAATCAAATTTTTTTCAAATCCACTAAAAAAAAACACAAATTCGAAAAAAATTCATTGATTTTATAATTATTCTTACCATTTTGGTAAGAATAATAAAAATAGCAACAACCATCACACGCTCTCCCATTCATCTCAATCACTATCCCATATATATTCATCATCGTATGGGTTTTCCCAATTCAAATAATACGCATAATTATATAACGCATAATATAAACCATCTTCTAGAGCCTCTTCATTTTCATAAAATGGTTCAAATTCATATTGAAATATTTTTGGTTCAACTTTTCCAGCATATCTATGTACTGCACAAGTATTACAGGGGAAATTTACATGGGCGCACAATAAACAATAGTATTCTTCAACACCTGCGTCAAAATCTGCATGACCTATCTGATATGCTCCTACTTCATTTTGCAATAATCTTTTGAGTCGTTGTGACTTGCCATCTTTCCAAGAAATCCGCGGTTTCTTCTCTGCGATTGTAGCTACAACCCCATCATATACTTCCCGCCAAACTCTTTCTTGCAACTCAATTGGTAACTTCGCCGCTACTTCTCGTTTTAATTCATCTTTCATTTTTTTATTTACATATACACACGGTGGTTGTGATTGTGAACTAGGATGTATAATTTCATTCTGATAGCGACCTTGACCTCTATATTGATTCTTAAATATTATTTTACATTTTCTCTTTTTGGTATTGGTATTGTTATTATTGGTATTATTGGTGTTATTATTATGATGATAATCCATATTTTATAATAAAATTAGATATTGTTTATATAATGTATATTCTGTATATTCTGTATAGTAATATAAAAATAAATGTTTATATAGTCTTATTGCACCATTGTGCAACAGCTTCATCATAAGTCATTTCAGGTTTATTCAGTTTTCTATTGACCTCATTATGGAGTTCTACTGACCAACGAAATAATACCATGGGTTCATTTTTGTCTAAACCATCTAATTTTTCTAAATATTGTTCATATATTGGCACACATCCTTGGCAATATATTACATTTTTAATATTTTTTAATAGATTGATTACCATATTTGTATAATGATCTGGATTCATACAATCTATTATAGTAATAGTATGAATATAACCCCACAAATATGTACCCCATGTATATTTATTGCGTAAATCGTACATTACTATTATTTATTTATATTTTTAAGACTTAAATCTTAACATTAGAATACCACTTCCACCCCAACCACCTGATGTAGAACAACCACCACCACCACCGCCGCCACCACCTGTACTATACAAACCATTCCCTCCTGGACCTCCACATGTACCCGCACCTGCACCACCACCACCTAAACCTCCTGATACAACAGATTGATGTCCACCACCACCTCCTCCTGCAAAATACATATTACCAGAACCATCATTTTGACCATATGATGTACCTGTTCCAAACATTGTAGCAAAGTTATAGACTGTACTGTTTATAGTTACTTGATATAAACCGACACCTCCAGGTCCAGCACCTCCACCTGTTGTATTACCTGGAGCATTTCCTCCTGGTATTCCTGCTCCACCTGCTCCACCACCACCTCCTCCTCCCCATGAACCAGATGTACCATTTGTTCCACCTGCATTACCATAACCATAAGGAGCACCTGTACCAGCAGATGTTTGCGTAGAAGAACCTCCAGGTTGAGATGATCCATTATAACTGTTAGAACCAGCTCCACCACCAGAACCTCCTGCACCTGGATATGCACCAGCACCAACAGATCTAGCATAATTATATCCTGCTCCTCCATATCCACCACCTTTAGCTACAAATGAAACTGGACCACTTAAAGTAGTATCATATCCAACATTACCTATATTATTACCTCCATTCGGTGTTACTGATCCACCAATTGTTACTGTATACGTACCAGCTGCTAAAGTAATTCCAGGAACTAATACAAGACCACCTGCACCGCCACCACCAGCATCAGTAGAACCACCACTTCCGCCACCACCAACTAAAAATACATCAACTGTTAAACTTGCCCCTATAGTAAAAGTAAATACAGCGTTTGTTGCTGAACTTGGGTAATTACTTGAATTACATTGAAATATATTAGTATAATAATTAGTGCCGCCAATATTAACTTGACCATTTTGTGTAATAGTACCACTACCGGAAACATTAGTAACAGATAGTTGACCTTGTTTAGATGTAGTAAATGTATTCGATAACAATAAGTCAGCATAACCAGATAAACTCATTTTAAGTACCACTGTGTATACTGTCGCGGTTAATAAACCAGTTATACTAGCACTAGTAGATGAACCAGATAAACCAGGTATTGATACACCGGTTGTACTATTATTAGGTAAAGTGAGTACTTGTGCAGATGGCGTAGGTGTAGGTAATGACCATGATACTGTTACACTTGAAGAACCAATTAATGAAAAACTTATAACTGAAGTTGATGTAAACGATAACATTGTAGCATTAAAATAAATAATAGCAAAACCATCTGAATAATTATATCCTGATGTACCATATTTAGTAAGTAATGTCGCTGTATATGAACCAGCACTATTTGTTGAGTCATATGAACCACCACCATAACCCGGGTCATTAAAACCATTTGCAGAACCATTACCGCCTGAATATCCGCCACCACCACTACCTCCTTCACCATTTGGATCACATGGACTACCACAACCAAAGCCACCTGTTTGAGAATTAATGGTACCTGAATATACCGAACCATTTATAAAGGATGTTGTTGTTTCTTGTACACCAACTGTAAAATTACCAGTAAATCCAGCACCACCATTACCAGTAAATCCTCCACCATTACCACCACTACCTGCATTTCCTAGAGAACCTGTACTTGTACTATTTGTTTGTAGTATAGCATTTGCACCAGTTACTGGACCATTTCCACGTCCACCCGTTCCACCACCTCCACCACCAGCAACTAATAATGGTGTTGCATTAATTAATGTAGATGTAGTTGTTGCAATAAATGTACCACCACCGCCACCACCAGCAACTCTATCTGCACCGCCTGTTAGACCTTTTTGACCAACTAATACTATAATTTGCTGTCCAGCAGTTAATGTCATAGTATTACTTACAATAACGCCGCCACCAGCATAACCATTGCCATTTGAATAATAAGCACTACCACCCGCTGCACCTGCAGCAATGAGTGTATATGTTCCTGTTATAGGAACAGTCCAATATTGATAACCACTTGTTACAGTTAATGTACCTGCACTTGGCTGGGTGCTATAACTATTTGAAGTCGGACCAGTTTGACCTGTTGCTCCTAAATTAGTAAAAGTAAATGTGAATAAATAATTTGGTGTGTAAAAGTTCACGCTTAAGAATAAATCGGCATAGTTCAAACTTGGTTTACTTATTTGTAAAACTGCAACATAAGATGTATTATAAGCTAAGCCAGTAAGTGTAGCCGACGCACTACTGCCAGTAAGTGTCGGTATAGTTACACCAGTAGTACTATTATTTGGTAGAGTTATGACTTGTGTATCTGGTGTAGGTGTTGGTACAGTCCATGTTAAAGTCACAGAACTTACAGTTGGTGTACCTGCCGTTAAAGTTGTCGATGAAGTAAATGTTGAACCACTATTTGATATAATTACAAAGCCATCTGAATAATTATAACCACTTGCACCGTATTTAGTTATAAGTGTCGCCGCATAACTTCCAGCAGAATTCGCCGAATCATAAGAACCACCACCTCCTGCATTAGTTTTGAATGAACTAGAAATACCACCACCTCCAGAATATCCACCACCACCAATTGTAGCACCACCAAAACCACCAATACCACCAGAAGAATTTGTACCAGTTCCTATATCACCTACACCGCCATTTAAGAATGAATAACCACTCGTATAAGGTGTTAAATGTGACCCATCTACATTAGTTACAGCATTTGCATAAAACCCAGAACCACCACTAGCAAAAGCACCATTATCTGATGTAGATGGACCACAACTTCCATTAACACCACCACTATTACCATAACCAGAATTACCTGTTGTAGTAGTAACTGCTATATCATTCGCTCCTGATGCATTAAATAATCTCCAATTACCACCACCACCACCCGCAACGGCTATAGGAGTCGCCGTAGGATAACCATATAAACGAAATTCTGCTATTGAACAAACAGTATTTGAACTTCCAGGAGAAGTTGCTAATACTAAAATTGCATAATAGATATATGCAGGAGTAGATGATGTTACTGTTATATTTATCGTTTGAACTTGTGAAGACCCAGTAAATGGTGACGATGTTAATTGAGTAGATAAAGCTGTCCATGTGGTACCATTAGTTGAACCAGCAACTATCCATTGACTTGGAGATTGTGCCCAGGCACTATCATTTCTTGATGTAATAGTATAACTTGTTAAAACTATTGGATATGGTAATTGTATACTTAACCAGTCACCATAATATGGCTGTGATAAGTTAGTTATATTTAATGTAGATGCAGTACCTATATAACTACAAGGAGATGCTGAATTATATCCACCAGTACCAGCCCATATATTATTATTAGTACTTCCAATTACTTTATCGAATGCAGCATATGCATTATATCCTCCTGGATACACTGTTGAAGCGTTAACTACATACAATCCATTTCCATATGTTTGACCTGTAAGTATAGTGTAACAAGGTTGAGTACCAATTACACCTGATGCAAGAGAAGCAGAAGGAAATTCTTGTGGAGTGGTAGCTGTTGTATTTTGTAGGGCAACAAATGTACCACCGCCTCCACCAGTAGAGCCATTTAATTTACCTTTTTGTCCTACTAATATTTTAATAACACTTCCACCTACTAAAATGACATTTGTACTTATTATCACTCCTCTACCGGTGTATCCGGTTGCACCTGTCCATTCTGCGGATGCTGCACCTGCAGCAATTATATTATAAGTACTTGTATATGGAACCGTCCAATATTGTATACCACCACTTAATGTTAAACCACCATTTGGTAATGTACCATATGTAATACTTGTTGGACCTATGGCACCAGTTGCTCCCATTGTGGTAAAAGTATAGACGAATAATGAAGGCACAGTTACACTTGTTTCTGATGGATTACCAGATATACTATTAGCTGATGCACCACTTAATGGCAATCCAGGGTAATTATATGAATTGTATGGTGTTATTGTAAATGTATAAGTTTGATTCGGTAATACTCCACTCGATAATGCATATGATGACGAAGGAGTGCTTATAATACCAGTAGAACCCGTTGCAGAACCAGTCCATGTAAGAATAATATAACTTGCTCCAACAAATGCACCCCATGCAACTGTAATTGTGTAAAGACCTAAGTTTGTAATAGCAAATGCTGCTGGTGCTACCATTGGATTCGTAGTTACAATTGTAACACTTGTTTGTGTTGGTGCGGTGAGTGTTCCATTCGCTTGTGCACCAGTTAACGGGAATCCAGCAACACCTGATGCACTATATGGTGTTATAGTAAATTTAAATGTAAGATTTGAATATATACCGGCAGTAGCTACATATGAAGAATTTGGTGTACTTAATTGTGGCGATACGTAAGTATTAACACCATTCGTCCATGATATTATAACATATGCCGTAGTAGAATTAAAGGCACCCCAATTAATTGTAAGTGAATTCATACCAATATATGTAATAGGTATTGCCGCCGCACCAACTGAAACAGCAGTTAAATCGAATATAATATAACCAGGTGAATTATAACTATTATAGTTTACACTTTGATATGTTATTGGAGACACATATGTACTATTATAATATGTCCCGCCACCTCCACCTGGACCACCGTTACCTACTGTAGTACCTCCTCCACCGCCATTATAACCACCGCCACCTCCACCTGATGATGCACTACCACCACCTCCACCACCAAAACCTCCATTATTACCTCCTATACCAATACCACCTACTGGACTTGCATTAAATGTTGCACCTGGAAAGACACCTGCACCTGTATATGTGCCATCATTTCCTTGACTTCCTGATGAATTAATTCCAGCACCACCTCCTCCAGAAGAACCAGTACCACCTGCACCTCCAGTTCCTGCCGTACCACCACCGATGCCACTACTTCCGCCACTGCCTCCTGCAACACCAGCCGTTGTTAAAGAAGCATCATAGCCACTAGTAGTTGTAGAAGGACCACCACCACCTCCACTGACCATGATAGTTGTATATTGAACTGCCCCATATATACGCCATTCACCAATTATACAATAATCTGCACCTGTATTTTGTATTCTTTGCACAATAATTCTATAATAATTATATAAACTTTGATTTGATGAAGTATAATAGGTATTTGTCTGTCCACTTGTTGTAAATAATTGTGCTGTTTCTGTATCAATCAGTGACCATGTAGTTCCATCTGTTGAACCAGCAATTATCCAAGTATATGGCATTTGTGAATAACCATTACTATATGTTGATGCACCTTGTAAACTATAATAATTTAAAATAAATGCTGATGGCGTTTGTATTTGTAACCATTCACCGGAATAAGCCGTACCAGATACAGTTGTAGTTACAGACCCACTGTATGAAGTTTGACTATAATATGTCGTACTTGTTGCCCATGCAGAAGTACCATCTGCCGAAATTGTATAATCAAAAGCCATATATGGTGGCCAACCACCATTCAGTGATGATGTATTTGTGAGATATGTACCATTACCATATGATTTTCCAGATAATGTAGTATAATAATTTGTTATTGCTAGAGAAGATACACTAGCAGCTAATGAGGATGGAGGATATTCTACAGGGGTTGCAGTAGTATATTGTGGATAACCGTATAAACGCCATTCTCCTATTAAACAATAATCTACCGCTACATTTTGAATGGTTAATGGTATTATTCTGTAATAACTAAATGCCGCTTGATATGACGGAGTAAAAGTAATGGACTGTGCTGTAGTATAATATATTTGAGCAAATCTATAATCTATAAATACCCATGATAATCCATCAAGTGAACCAGCTAGAACCCATGAATATGGCATCTGAGAATATCCATTACCGTAACCTACACCACTTCCTGACTGTATAATATATGATGTTAATACAATTGCAGTTGGTAATTGTATTTGCAACCATTCACCTAAATAAGTTACACCAGACACAACAGTACTTGATGAACCATTATACATTGTTTGTGTATAATATTGAGCTGCAGTTATCCAAGCAGAGTTTCCATCTGTTGTTGTAGTTTTATCAAAGGCTAGATAGGGTAACCAACCACCTAATGGTATTGATGCACTTGTATAATAAATACCATTTCCGTATGCTTGACCACTTACAGTACTTACATACATAGTGGATGTTGTTACATTATTTTGTAGAGTTGCCGGAGGATATTCTACTGGTGTAGCATTACTTGTAGCCATTCCTATATAAGATGCACCACCACCACCGGTTCCTGTACCAGTCTGACCGACAACTAAAGAAAGTGTTTGACCCGCTATAAGACTCATATAACCACTTTGTACAGCACCTCTTCCACCATATAAAGTATTATTATAAACACCACCACTTGCACCAGCACATGTTACATAATATGTTCCTCCGGTTGGTACTGTCCATAATTGAATACCTGGTACAAGAATATTTACATTACTTGATAGAGTAGTATTTTTATAATAACTGGTTAATACATTTGAAAGTGCTGGTCCAGTAGAACCTGACCCTGTAGCTACATTTGCACTACCAAAACCGACAACATACCCTAAATTACTTGTAGATATAGGAGTTGTCACCGAAGTAGAAGATATACTTGTAGACGTTATAAAATTTGTAATAGTGGAAATTGCGGTTCCTACATTTGTATTTGCTGAAACACCTGTAAGTGGTGTTCCTGCTATTCCGGCTGCATCTAAAGCACCAGTTAGACCACTGCTGTAATATGGTGTAATTGTAAAAGTGTATGTGGTATTTGGTGTTAATCCATTTATATAATATGAACCACCAGATGTAGCTATCTTGCCAGAAATATTTGACCCGTTACTTAAAGGAGGCGTCCAGGAAACAACTACATATGTCGTAAAATTATTAAATGCTCCCCAATTTACTTGTAAAGATGTAGCAGATAATGCTGTTATAGGAACAGTCGCCGCGGCGACTGTAGGGGTAAATGGTTGAAGCGTGGTAGAATATAAATATCCGGCATCAACATCATTTATTTTATTATTTAACAGTATAAGTTCTTTCATATATCCTTTGAGTGAGAAAGTACTGAGTAAATTATTCGTCGGAACACCTACACTGATGAAAGGTTCGACATAATATGAAAGATTCACTTTATTTAAATCTCTATCTCGCACAGATATTATATAATTCCATTGATTATCATAATATACACCACCATTACCAGCTCCACTTATAGCCGTACCACGACCATCCGCTTGTAATGTTCCGCCAATGTATCCCTTGGAATTATTTATGTAAAAGTAGCTATTATATGGAGCTAAGAAATCACCACAATAATTACTTGTATTGGTGAAAGCTAATCCATAAATATTACTATTAGCAAAGCGATATCCTATATTACTATTCGCTGCCGATGATATAATAGTTTGAAAACTATTCGCTACAGCATTTGAAGTTGTATATAAATTCGCCGCAATAGTATAACAATTTTGTATAGGCATGGTAAAGTTGAGACCAATACCAGGTGGTTGTGACGAAGGTATAGCGGGAAGCCCATATGGATTTCCTGCAAGATTATTTAAAACTGCATTATAATTGATAGCAACTTGTGCCGCAGTTAAAACAGTATTATACATACGTGCCATTCCATATAAACCTGGTAAACCTCTTGATGAACCACCTGCACTATAATCACCAATACCAATATTAGTTGCAGTACTGCCGGGAAGAGCTGCACTATTTGAAGTTGTAGTCATTACAACACCATTTACATATATTGTATATATAGCCGGTGACCCTGTCGTTATAGTAACAATAATATGTACCCAAGTATTTGCTACATAAGCATACGGTGTAGAGAAAGTTACATTTGTAGCATTATTCATAAATATATATATAGAACCAGCAGCAGTACCTGAATTAAGTGCTGTTGTTCCGAGGTTTTGAACTAATATAGATAATCCACCAAAGAATATTGCCGATGTTGAACCATTCGGTGCTACAAGACTGGATGGATTTACTAAATATTCAAACGTGATACCTGCTGTTGAAAAATTATACGTAACTGATTTTACAGCATATGTATTCGCCGCAAAAGTCATGGCTTTAGCCCCTGATGATATATATGTGCCACCATTTGTAATTGTAAGATTATTACCATTACCAGATAAGTCAGTTAATGTTGTTCCAGTCCCAGGGTAACTCGCCGGATTCGAAAAATCCCAATAGCCTATGAGTCCAGTTGGAAAATATGAACCATATGTTACTGTTCCACTATTCGGGAATGGAGTAGTTGCCAATGTAAAAGTGGCAGCAGTGTATCGAGCAACAGTATTTGTAATACGAACTTCATCAAGATATCCTGTATAATAACCATCACCTACACCAGAGTGTGCAGACCAACCAATATTAATACAATTTGTAGCTAAATCAAGATTTGTACTGTTAAAATAATTTGTAGTTGTATTACCAATTCCATTTACATATATTGTCATGTTGTTACCATTTCTAACAAATGCATAATGAGTCCATGTATTTAATGCAATAGTAGTAGATGGTAATGCCCAAGTATTACCGCTATTAATTGCATAACAGACAAAACCAAGATATCCGCCACCATTATTACCAATAACCCACCAACCTGAGCTTACACCAGTCCAGTTTGTAAATAATCTCAACTGAGTAGGTTGTGTAGTTGTTGGGTATAACCAAAATTCAATAGTGAAATTATTTGTTCCGAATGTGAATGTAGAATTTGTAGGAGTATTAAGATAATTCGCACCACTAAAATTGAAACTGTATGTTCCAAATTCAGCAGTTGCACTATAACCAACACTTCCGGTATTTGTTAACGTATAATTATAACTACTCGAATCTGTTAAACTATAATCAGCATGTAATAATAAAGATACATTTGTAAAATATGGGTCCGTTGAAGTTGTAGTTGGGAGATTATTGGCAAATGACGCAGTTGGTACAGTAAAACTATTACCAGTATACCGAGCAATACCTGTAGTAATTCTAAATTCGTCTATTAAACCTGGATAAAATCCTGTATAACCATCACTGCCAAGAGATATAGGATAACTTCCGCCACCATCAATATTCGTAGAAATACCAGTTGCCTGTTTATCTAAAACTCCATTAATATATTGAGTAAAAGTTGTACCATTACGAACTAATGCATAATGATACCAAGTATTTATACTAATAGTAGTTGTTCCTGTTAGTAATGGTGCACCACTATTATAATTATTTATATAATATAATATATTTGTTCCACCATTATCACTTCCAATAACCCAATTATTCCCCGCCCATCCTGAATTCGGTAAATTACCAATCATTCTTTGTCCACTTGCGACACCAGTTCGGTAAAACCAGAATTCAATAGTGAAATTAGCTGTGCCAAAAGAATAGAGTGTAGACGAAGGAGTGGTAAGTCTTTGAATAAGTCCGTTAAAAGAAAAACATCCTGTTCCAAATTGAACATTGCTAGTATTAAATCCGACATTACCAATATTAGTTAATGTTGTATTATAACTACTTGAATCAGTTAAATTACCATCACCATGAAGAAGTAAAGTTACATTTCCGTAATTTGGGTCTGATGTAATTGCTGGTGTTGAAACTGTAACTCCCGGAAAATACACACCATTAAGAGATAAAAATGGTTGTGATGTACCGGATATTTGTGTTAGATTATTTGCATTACCGGATTGGTCATACCATACAGTAACTTTAGCTACTGTTCCAGTTGACCATGCTACAAAACTGCTTGAAACACCATTAAAATTAGTGTTTATTAAATTACCTTTCTGATCAGCATAGAAATCTAAAATATTTGAATCAGACATGCGAATAGCTTGAATGACTGGACCTTGATAATACGGGTTCCTAAGGTTCATGGAATATACCCCCAAAGTATTATAATTAGGAAAAAAGGTCCCGGTTGTTGCCGTCGAGACCGACATCTAAAATCTATATATAATTATTTTTGCAATACTTGTAATTTTTAATTTTAATTTTAATTTTATAATTTATATTATAATTTATTCTAAATAATTAAATAATTAAATAATTAAATAATTAAAAATAATTACAAATATAGAAATGAGTACCTCATCAAAACCTAAATCATCATCATCAAACTCATCAACAAAATTATTAACATCAACACGAATAAATAAAATGACTGATGATGATATCAAAGTAATAATTGATAATTATGATACATTAAGTAAAACTGCAACCGGTAAATTAAAAAATATTGTTCAATCAATTTATTATTATTTAATGTGGTGTGATTATATATTATCAGAAGAAGGATTAATCGAGCAAAGTTTTAAGTTTATAAGTGATATATTTCCATTTAGTAAACAGATATCTCATACACCAATACCAAGTGAATCAGAAATAGTGATATTATTTAATCAATTTATGAAAGCAGAAAAGGCAGAAAGAGATGGGTCAAAAAACTATGATAAACAATCTGATTTGTATTATGCAATTCATAAATTAGATGAGAGTGATAAATATCATGCCTTAGAAGATGGTTTTGAACTAATAAAAAATCCAAATAAAACTGAAAAGAAAATAAATGAATTAGCGGTTGAATATCATAAAATGCGTAAAGCACAAAAAAAATTATTTGAAAAGAGAATGGAATTTCAAAATAAATTTGAAGGAGAAGTATTAAAAACATTCAATGATGAAACTAAAAGACATGAATTACCAGTATTTTCTAAAAAAACTAATAAAAAAACTAAAAGTAAGTAAAAGAACTAAAAGTAAATAAATTATTGCCCTTCGATAAGTACTCTATCACTTGTACATACTGCATGACTTGATATAACTCCCCAATACATTTGAGTTCCTAGAGAATTATTGTTCAGTCCCATACATAATCTATCATAACCTGTTGATATACCTTGCCATCCACTGTGGTTTACAAAACTACCTAATAATGAACCATTTGTATATCCATATTGTGTATATTGAGTAGCAGTTGAACCTCCTGTGAATGATATATTATTATTTACAGTCGGTGCACCAAAAGAAGTTGGAAAACAATTAAATGTTAAGATTAATGGTGATGAAAATGCCGATGCTTGATTTATACTAAAATCATTATTCCACCAGTAATTGTATATATTATTATTTGCTGTACTTGTTATTGCATTACCTTGACTAGTATTACCATAATTTCCACCTGCTAATATTCCTTGATTTGTTGTAGATATAGTACCCACCTTAAAAGAAAATGTATAACTACTATTTACCGGCACAGTACCTATTGGTAAAGTAAAATATGTATTTGCTGCGTTTAAACCGGCAGTACAATCTACTGAAAATGGTGTAGTTGCTACATTTATATAAGGATAATATGTAATTATGCTGCCGTATGCGGTGGCATTATATGCGATTCCACCATTTACATATTGACTTTGGTCATACCATATATAAACATAAGCATAACTGCCGTTTCCATAGGTAGATACCCAATTTTGTATAGTTATTCCTTCACCATATGGTAAAGTAGTTAAAGATGTTCCAGTTTGATTTCCATAAAATACTTGTGAAACTTGACCGGTTGAGTTTTTAACTTGTACAACTGGAAAAGCTGCACTAGATACAAACAGAGCTTTCAATGAGAATACACCTCTTAGTGAAGTTTTTGTAGCAGCTGTTAAGTTGTCTAAATAATAAGGTTTGTAACTGGTTGGATTCGTTGGTAAACTTAATTTTTCTGAATTGTAAATATATTGTATTTCTGATACTGTTAATGCTCTTCCATATATACGTATCTTATCAAGATAACCATTCATACCTGTAATAGTTCCACCGTATCCACCAATAGTCACACCAGATACAGCAGATGCCCCACTCCATGACATCCCTAAACTGGTTACTTGTGATATAGCTGTACCATTACGATATAATATCATTGTATATTGTGCATATCCAGATGAAGCAGATGCACCATTTTCGTAAACAAGTACATAATGGACCCATTGACCTGGGACAATTACTTGCGGGTCATATACGTTTGTTATCATAGATGTACCTGAACTATGACCAGCGGCTATGTTTCCATTATTGTTTATCATCATGTAATGTACACCGGATGCAGAAGTACTCGTTGAACTGAGTAGATGGAATGGACTAGTAGCGGCTGCAGAAAGATTAATCCAAAACATCTTCGTATATGAATTTGGTGATGTAGCTGCAATATTATAACTCGTAATATTCAAATATTGTGTAGTTGAATTAAAAGCCATAACATAACCACGTATCGGGTCATTATACATAGATGGTGACGTAGGTATTGAAGTTGTTGTACCAGAAATAGATGAAGTTCCTATAGTTGGAAAAATAGTTGTAGGTGGAGTGAAATTAGCAGTGTATCGACATACACCTATTGTAATGCGTACATCAGCAATATAACCATTCATACTAAAACATCCTGTACTTGAGTATTCGCCAATATTTATAAAATTAGAAGCTAAACTATCAAATGATGCAGTTGATGTATTTTGATAACGAGTATATGCAGAACTGCCATTTACATACATATTAAAGTAATTATTATAACGTGTACAGGCTAAATGATACCATTTTCCTGTACCAATATCCGTATTTTGCACTTGTCCAGCTGGAGTTCCAAAACACCAATATGGACCTGTCCAATAATAAAGGTTCCATGTTGCATTAGCTCCGGATGCATTAGCATTAGATAATATACCATAATTTGTTGTTCCACCATAAGGAATACTTGCAAAGTACCAGCATTCTATTGTGAAATCTTTTGTACCAAAGGTATAATTTGGTGACTGTGGAGTGAGTAAAAAGTTTGAATATACTGAACTACTTCCAACAGAACTGAAATATATTGTAGAGCTAAATGCAGGTCCATTCGGATTAGCTGGAGGATTAGTTGATATAACTGGTGCACCAGAACCATATGTTCCATAAGGTGTTATTGGTGCATTATATTGACTCGAGTCTGCGAATGTTTGAGAATTATTTCCACCGATACCATGTAAGAGTAATGTAACATAATTATAATATGGGTCTGTTGCAAATGCTGCACTACTACTTGTAAGGGTTGTACCAGATGACAAGATTTTACCAATATTATCAGTTATTGGAAGTACTGGTAAGTTTTGATTAAATTCAAATTCAAGACTGCCTGTAGCGGCGTTTCCTTTGAGATATGGGTCAATATTCCAACGTTTCTCCATGACACCAATAATCGCATTTATAGCATTATCACTCAATGCCGTGCGATACATAGCAAATTCACCCAGTTTCAATGCAGAAAAACTATCATTATTATTTGATCGTCCAATAAAACATCCAGTACGTATAGTCGAATTTGTATAATTTAGACAGGGATATGTTCTATTTGTTGGAGCAGTACCATATGTAAAAGTATCAATTAATTTTGTACCACTTCCAGTATTGTAAAAGAAATGTACGTATCCATTTGTAGTAACACGTATTCCATATATACGCCACGTTGAATCTAAATTTGCTTGTGATGAAGTAGATATAATTGCATATGTACCACTACCAGCATTTGTAAAAACACCATTTCCAACAGTAAGATATAAATTTTGACTAGCAGTATTTCTACAAATAATTATATTATCACTTACATTATCACTTGTAGTTGTATTTGAACTAAAATCAATTATTCTATCCCAAGACGTACCAGAGGATTGAACATTAGCTACAAAGAAAAAAGTATATCCTGTAAAATTAATTTGCATTGGCGGAAGCATAAAGTAATTACCTGGTCCAGCATCACTCGCGCCAGTTCCATTAAATTGTACATAATAACGGTAATTATTCACTGCCCCTGTTTGTTGCAGTGTTGGTAAATAGGCACCTGTTCCTGCTCCTCCTGTACCAACATAGGCTCCACGGGCATTGACAGGTGCACCTGCACCAACTCCTTCCGTACCCATATTATTCCATGTAGCTATGGAAGACCCAGGTACATATCCTTGTACTTGATTAAGTGAATCAGCATCGAAATAGAGAAACATGGGGAAATCTGCTACACTCTGGTAGAAACTGGAAAGTTTTATGGGTAACGGATTATAAAAAGTTGATGTATATGGTATCAGATTATTAGAATATTTAAAGTAATTGGCAATTTCTGCTGTAGTGAGTACACGATTATAAATAGAGAAAGTATAGACAATCGCAGATATATATGCCGATGGTATACCATTCAGATAATAACATCCAATAGAATTATAGGTATATTTCGGTATAACCGTTCCTACATTTGGAACAATGGTTAAAGAGTATGTCTGTGTGGCTACATTCGACGTAACATTATAGTTACTTGAAAATAAATATTGAGATGGAAGTATGCTTATCGGATTTGTGATTATTGTAGATATTGGCGTATTTTGTGCAATATTTGAATTTGTTATATTATTTTGGTATACAGTAGTATAATTTGATGCTGCAGTATTTGATGATTGTATAAGTAATTGATATGTATTACCAGTTGTAAAATTACCTAGAGAAACAGATTGTGTTACACCCAATTGATTTATATAATTAAGGTTAAATTGTGTAGTTGTACCACTTCGAGCAATATACATTCCATTTGATGCTAAATTACTTTGGAATAGGCAACAAAGTGTTTCGCCACTAGTTGGTGTAGCGGCAGTAGGGGTAAATGTAGTGGCAAATACTAAACCATTTACCAAATTAATATTGACTGGAGCTATTTGCATAAATTGACTCGTCCCATTAAATATTTTTGCATTATTAACAGGGTCAAACGTTGGTAAATTTGCCATATGAGTATTCTTACTATTACTATTTGCTCATGTTTTAGTTTTTAAGTATACATATAAAAATAAATATTAATATTAAATTTATTGTGCAGTGATTACAACAAAACCTTGTCCAGTATTATTTCCACCACTTTGACCATTAACAGTTGTTGTATATTGTGTTGCAGTATTTGATGCTCCATTAATATCATAACATGATCCACCACTACCATAAAGATAACCACCATAATACCCACCACCGCCACCACCTGCTGGAAAACCTCCAGTTGCAGAACCACCGCCACCAAAACCTCCAAAGCCACCTCCACCTCCACTTCCTCCTGTACCACCGTTAAGAAATGCAGTAGCTCCATATGAATTATTAGTATTAGTAGCGAAACCTGCACCAGAGTTGCTTTGTGAACCGACTGTTAATGATGCACCACCACCATATACACCATTTGAACCACCACCGCCACCTCCTGCGACTAAAAGTGCTATATATACACCACCACTGTATGTGGCTACATATGTACCACCACCGCCACCTCCATTACCTGAGAATTGTCCCATTGAACCACATAGTATATAAACTATTTGTCCTGAAGTAAGAGCAACTACATTAGATATTATTATACCACCTGCACCAACACCTCCTTGTGGACTACTCCCTGCTGCTGCACCAGCAGCTATAATTTTATAATTACGTGTTTGTGGAACAGTCCATACCCATATACCACCAGTAGAACCAGTTGTAGGTGTTCCACTAGAAAATTTACAACAATTTAAATAACTTGTATTTTGTGTCCATGAACCACCGCCTGATGCCGTATTACCATATGATTGCATTTGGGCTAATGTAGGACCAGTAGTAGTTGTATTTGCTCCTGCAGTAGTAAATATAAATGATGTAAATGTATATAATATAATTGAAGTTGTTGTAAATGAACCTGATGTCGTAGAACCACCGCCTTGTCCTTGTGCATTTAGTGATACAATAGTAAATGTATATGCTGTACCAGCGGCGAGACCGGCAAATGTATATCCTGATGCACTTGCAGTTTGTGTATTTGTAGCAGGTGATGATGTAATTTGATATGATGATGCACCAGAACCAGCAGTCCAAGATAAAACCATTTGACTTGTTGTAATACCTGATGCTTGAATATTCGATACTGCTCCTGCTAATACGGTTGTTGAATATGTACCAACATTATATGAAGTTCCAGCAGTAGTTGTACCTCCGGCACCACCCATTGTATATGGTGTTACAGTAAAAGTGTAAGTAGTACTACCTGATAAAGTAGGGCTATATGTCGTAGTTAATGTCGGATTGTAAGTAGTTCCAGCGAATATATTTCCAGATGAACCAGAACCACCACTATATGTCCATGATACTACAACGAAATCAAAATAACCACTAAAACTTATTGGTATTGTCGTAGGTGTTGCTGTACCAGCACTAGCACTTGTTATTACAGGAGGTGTCTTAAATGTAGTCGTCAAGTAATAATCCATATATCCTGGATTTGATATGACTAAAGTTACAAAATATGATACTCCTGCTGTTAAACCTACAATTGTTGTTGAAGTTGATGTATATGTTAATGTTGGAGGTGTTGGTGGAGTTACTAAAATTGAGGCGGCATTTATAATAAGTGTTTGAGTACCTGCACTTGATATTGTTGGTGTCGGTAAATTCCAATTTAATGTTACTGTATACGTAGTTAAATTAGTTGTTGCATTGAAAGATGGAGGTGTAGTATATGTAGATATTGCCGAGACTAGAGCTATAATTGCGAATCCTGGTCCACTATTATAACCGCCATTACAATAAGCTGTGTATTGTGTTGCAGCATATGCTCCTCCAGAATTTGCGGAATCATAACTTGCACCACCGCCACCCCATCCCGTTGAACCAGAACTAATACCACCACCACCAGAATATCCACCTCCGCCACCAATACTACCACCACCACCGAAACCACCTGAATAAGTTGCATTACCTGCACCTGTACCACCATTTAGGAAAGATTGTGCTTCTGTACCTCCTACTGTACCTCCATTAGAATTACCTGCAGTTCCAGAATTAAAACCAGCACCAGCATTCTGATCACCACTTTGATTGCTTGTACCACCATTTCCTCCTGAGCCACCAGTACCTCCACCGGTACCATTAGCTGCTGTTGTAGTTAAAACACCATCACTTGTTGCTGTAGATACTGCATTTGTTATACCAGGAAAATATGGACTTCCTCCGCCACCAGCAATCAATACAATAGAACTTGCTGTATTATTATATACATATGTACCACCACCGGCTGCACCAGTATATGCATATGTGGAGCCACCACCCAAAGTTCCTAAATTACCCATTTGACCTACAAGTATCTTAATGACTGTTCCCTGAGTCAAAGTGTATGTATTTGATACAACAACTCCACGACCAGCATTATATCCTGTCCAATTCATTGTACCTGCACCAGCAGCAACTATTATATACGTTCCAGTTTGAGGAACTGTCCAGTATTGAAATCCGCTCGTAACATTAAGTAATGCAGTATTTTGTGTCCATATACCTCCGCCAATTTCAGTAAGACCATATGCTTGTACTTTGGCAAGTGTTGGTCCAATATAACCATTTACTCCGGCAGAAGTAAATGTATATGATGTATAATTATATAATGCAGTTACATTCACTGTAGCAGGAATACCAGCTATACCCGCACTATTATACGGTGTTACCGTAATTGTATAAGCTGTACTTGAGGCAAGATTATTTAAAATATATGATGTACCTCCACCAGTAATTGTTGTTGGAATACCAGTTATTGCCGGTGAAGCAGATATTGTTATATATGAATATGCAGACCCATTACCACTTGCCGCCCAATATACTACAGTACTTGTAGTTGTTGTATAAGCTGAATATAAACCAGTTACATATGCAGCGGTAGTTATAGAAGCTGTATATGTTCCACTTACACTGCTTATACCTGAACTATTAAATGGTATAATTTCAATAACATAAAGAGTATTTGCTGTTAAACTACTTAACGTTGTAGAAGAACCTGATGTTAAACCAGTATATGTGCCAGTTTTACCATCAGTTCCATAATAATAAAGTGTAGCCGTTACAAATGCTGTACCGGTAAATGTTACTTGAATAGATGTTGCAGATGGAGTAGTAATTGTAACTTGTTGCGGATTAATAGAAATAATTTCATTCATTGGATATGCTAAATCTATAATTGGTCCCATAGGTAATTGTGATACTGTTGGTAAATTACTAATCAAACTGTTACTATAATATGTAGCTACATCATTTGCGGTAAAATTACGATTATATACGGCAAAATTGTAACAGTTGAATGCAGCACCGCTATTAATATAATTATTGCTATAAAGTACGGTTTGTGGAATTATTAATGGACTTACTGTACTGTTTCCATTGTTAATTAATGAATTATTTATATAAATATTTAAAGTGCCAAGAGAATATGTTAAAACAATACTATAAATTGTATTAGGAGAAGACGATGATGCAGGAACATTTAATGTAGAGACTGAAACTATACTTACTGAACCTGATGCACATATATTAAAACTTAAAGTATTGAATACTGGATATGTAATGCTAATATAATTAGCAAACGCAGTTGTATCGGCAATCATAAATAGGGTTGTGCCAGTTTGTATAGAACTTGATAGAGAAATTGTAGCTACAATTGAGAAACCATAATATGGTGTAAATGTTATTGTGGGTAATATTAAACTTGTAGTACTATTAAATATTATAGAATTTGTCACTTGAGTGTCGAAAATAGGTAAACCGCTACCTCCACTGCCAACACCAGACCCTGCAGTATAGCCAAGATTTACACCATAGACATTAGCTAAAATTATATATCCTGGAATTGGTCCTTGACTGGAATTTACATTACCACGATAACGTCCTACATATGTCTTTGCCAGACTCATTTGTGATAGTGGGACTTCTATGGGAGGTACACGCAGAAGTAGCACAGTTGTACCAGTAGCCGATAAACCAAGTGGTTGCGTAGGAACAATAAATGGTGCAGTATAAAGTGCCGCGCCATTTACTAGACGCACATTAGATATATACGCATTTACATAATAGTTAGTATAATATGTACCTAATGTAAATGGACTCGCAATTTGTGGTGTACCACTTATTGTTCCCGACCCTGCAATGACTCCATTAATAAATATAATAAAATTACCTGAACCAGAATAACTGAAAGCAATATGATACCATGTATTTAATGAAAGTGTCTGAGTTGTATTTATACTATTTCCTACACCATTAAAGTAATAAAATGATAAAGCACCGGTAGATATAGCTCCAAAAGACCAATAATCTGCTGAAGTTGATGGATTCATTGCACCTATAAGTGCAGGACTGTATACCGAACCTCCATTATTATAATTAACATTAGTAAATGATTGGTAATTGACCCACATTTCGCAGGTAACACCAGTTGACCACCAACTAAATAGTAAACTTGCTGCACTTGAACTTAAGTAATTACTTATTGAAGTACTACTATTTGGTAAATATATAACACCATCTCCTGCTGGTGGTGGAGAACCATTTGTGATTGTATTATACGTTCCCACAATACCTCCATACAATACTTGTGTGGACGCAGTGCTTACAGTGGTTAATGTGCGAGTTATATCAATTATAAAAGGAGATGCACGAAGAATAAACACAGTCGTACCAGTCGAAGAAATTGTAAGGGGGTTTGTCGACGGCGTAAATGTTGCGGTAGTATAAAGTGGTGCACCAGATTTTATAATACGTAAATTAGATATGTAACAATTTATAGGGTTAGCTCCATTATATTGACCAAGAGTCAAAAGGTTTCCAGTAATTGCTGTAGGTGTTCCACTTATAGCTGTAGTGTAAAAAGATACACCATTTACTAGCATGTATATATTCGTTCCATCACTTGTCAGGGCAATATGATACCATGTATTAGGTATAACATTATTTGTACTTGTGGCAAACACTGCACCACTACCATTAAAATACCAAAATACGAGTTGTCCATTTGCATTCGGACCAAATGCCCATCCATTGGTTGTAGTAGTAGTAGGGGACATATTACCGACAAGTGTGGGTACACCTGTGCCTGGTGTGACACCAGTCGGGAATGATATGAAATTCGCCCATAATTCGAGAGTGAATCCTCCACCTTGCCACCAGTTAAAAGTATATGCAGCATTTGTGTTTGAAATGTAGCTACCTGTTCCACCTGCACCATTAAAGAAAATTGCACCATCTACTTTAGGTGGTGCAGATGCAATATTACCAACCGTAATTGCTCCTCCAACATTAACCACTCCAGATGTAGTTGAAAGAGAACCATATGAAGCTGGTGTATTTATATATGTCACAGCACCATATAAGACACTTGCTGAATATATATTCGCAATTATACCACTCGCATCTAGAATATATTTCGGGTTAGAACGTAAAATGAGAGCGGTTGTAATATTTGCCGTAGTCGATTTAGTTAATGGTACAGTTGGTATTGAATAATAGCCAGTTGACCCAGCTCCACCTCCGGTTGTGTATAAAGCTGCTGCGGCAACTGTTGTACTCGTCAGGACACGTAAACACGATATATAACCAATAAGAAGTGTCGTGTTATTATATTGACCTATAGTTAAATAGTTACCAGTTGAAGACGCCGACATAGTACCAACAAGAGCAACAGAATATATGGCACCGTTTGCACAAATATAAAATGTACTTAATGGATTTGTTAAATAAAAGCATACTGCGACATGACTCCAACTGTTCAGTGGTATTTTAAAACCAGTAGTAACTGTTTGTGTGCCACTGCCTGTGGTATTATAAATAAGTGTTAAATATCCTGCGGCTGATATGTTGAGTTGCCAATCAAGAGTCGAAGAAGTAGGAACACACTTGCCAAATATTATAGAACCTGCGGTATTATATGCAGTGGGATATACCCAACATTCAAATGTATTATAGGCAGTTGATAGAGTAATATTGAGAGATGTTATAGTACTTGTAAATGATATGTAACTATTTGTAACCGTGGTAGACGGTGATAATAAAATTGCGTATTCACCTGGTGGTGGAGCATTACCGGCAGAAAATGCAGTATTCGCATTAATTGGTGCAGATGTAATTGTACCGTATGTATAAGTAGCTACATTTGAAACATTGCCAGATGTATCAATTATTAGCGTTGAATAAGACTGGACAGTATCAGCTAATACTTGTCCTTCTGATATCGTTCCACTTGTCGGGAACACCATTATAATAAAACAACAAAATATACATTATTATTAACATCCATATATTGTCAATCTATAACCAATTTATTGCCCAAGCAATACTTGATGAATGAGATTTTCATCTACTACATACCATTTTGGCGTTCGAGATGCCTCACCATGTTTATCTATTTGCAAATGTAGCCG